GTGATAGCTGAAGAACATTGTATAGCTAGCCAGTAGATACCAGGTTGTAACGTTATGTTTATAGTGCCTTCCTTCTCACCTGTAGTAGTGGTACTTATGTTACCGCTATTAGCTATAGGTGTGCCGCTAGGGACACCAGGGTTAGCAGGGTTAGATCCGAATACTGCCATTAGTAGGTTCCACCCTGTAGCGCCTACAGTAAGGTTACACCCTATCTTAGTAAAGGTAGTAGTGGCTCTTACTATGAACGGCACATAGTATATTCTACCTGATGATAGGGCCTTAGCTGCTACATCAGTAGAGCAATAGCAGGAGTAATATCTAGCAGCTACATAATGGCAGTGATGCCTTGAGATGTCACCGTAGAATATTACATCGTCTGCAGTAGCGGAGGACAGTACATTTATACCTACAGTACCTGTAGTAACTAAGTCTGCAGAAGAGCCGCTAGTATACCTAGGAATTCTGTTTGCTGCAGGTGTAAGTGCGTTAATAGCAGTTAGCGCTGCATTCAACGTAGGGACACCTAAAGTAGCTCTAGCAGTAGTAGCGTCTGCATCATCTAACAGCGTACGCGCGAAGGCAGTGAACGTAGCCAGCGCAGCAGTACCGCTACCAGTGAAATAAGGCAGCTTATCGGCAGCGCTTGTAAGTCCTGCCACTGCCTGAAGGTTAGGGTTCTGTGCTTGTACGTTAGTGCCTATTACTAGGCCTAACGTAGCCCTTCCTGCTGTGGCGTCTGCGTCGTCTGCTATAGACCTTCCAAAGGCAGTAAAGTTAGCTAGAGCCATAGCTCCAGCGCCTGTGAAATATGGTAGCCTGTCAGCAGCGCCTGTCAGCCCTGCTAGTGCTGATAGATTAGTTACTGATGCAAGGCCTGCAATGGTTCCTAGGTTAGCTATAGAAGCGTAGCCTATGAACGTAGTAAGGTTAGCTATAGAGGCGTAGCCTGCTATAGTTACTAAGTGCGATACAGACGCTAGTCCTGACAAGCTCTGTAAGTTAGCGTGGTAAGCTTGTACGGCAGTGCCTATGCCTACTCCTAATGTAGTTCTAGCTGAAGCTGCGTCTACGTCATCTAGTAGAGTTCTGCTGTAAGCTGTTACACTGGTTACGGCAGCACTGCCTGAACCAGTGTAATAGATCATAGTATCGGCAGAAGTGCTAGCGCCTGCTATAGCAGCTAGGTTACTGTTAAAGGCTTGAACGTTAGTACCTATAACCAGACCTAAGTGAACTCTAGCGTCTGTAGAATTAGCTACTGCTACTAGGTCCCTAGCGTATGCAGTGAAGACGTTAACTGCTAGAACGTCTGCATCTGTGAAGTAGGGTAGCCTGTCTGCTGCTGCAGTAAGGTTAGACAGTGACTGCAGCTTAGCGTTTTGCGCTTGTACGTTAGTGCCTAGTACTAGACCTAAAGTAACTCTAGCAGTAGTAGAGTCTACATCGTCTAAGAGTGTACGCGCGAAGGCAGTGAACGTAGCCAGCGCAGCAGTACCGCTACCAGTGAAATAAGGCAGCGTATCGGCAGCGCTTACTAGGGTAGACAGGGCTAGTAGTTCAGGGTCAGAACTAGGGCTACCCGTAGGTCCTGCAGGTCCCGTAGCTCCCGTAGCTCCCGTAGCTCCCGTAGGCCCTGTAGCTCCCGTAGGTCCTGCAGGTCCTGTAGCTCCTGCAGGTCCCGTAGGTCCTGTAGCTCCAGTAGGGCCTACGTCTCCTGTTAACCCTGTAGAGCCTGCAGGCCCTGCAGGGCCTGCAGGTCCCGTAGCTCCCGTAGGGCCTGCAGGTCCCGTTAATCCTGTAGCTCCCGTTAATCCTGTAGCTCCCGTAGCTCCTGCAGGTCCCGTAGGTCCTGCAGGTCCCGTAGCTCCCGTAGGGCCTGCAGGTCCAGTTAATCCTGTAGCTCCTGTAGGTCCTGCAGGTCCAGTTAATCCTATAGGGCCTGTAGCTCCTGTAGGCCCTGTTAATCCCTGAGGCCCCTGGTCGCCCTGTATTCCCTGAGGGCCTTGCGCTCCCGTAGGTCCTGCAGGCCCTGTTAATCCTGTAGCTCCCGTAGGTCCCGTAGCTCCTGCTACGCCTGCTGCTCCTGCTGTTCCCGTAGCTCCTGTAGGTCCAGTTAATCCGGTAGGACCTGTTAACCCCTGAGGCCCTGTAAGGCCTGTAGCTCCAGTAGCTCCCGTAGCTCCCGTAGGGCCTGCAGGCCCTGTGTCTCCTGTATCTCCTTTATCGCCCTTAGGCCCTGCTACTCCTGCAGGTCCCTGAGGCCCTGTAGCTCCTGTAGCTCCTGTAGCGCCGGTTAATCCCGTAGCTCCTGCAGGTCCCGTAGCTCCTGCAGGTCCCGTTAATCCCGTAGCTCCAGTAGGTCCTGTAGCTCCTGCTACTCCCTGAGGTCCCTGAGGTCCCTGAGGTCCTGCGTCTCCTGTATCGCCCTTAGGTCCTTGTGGTCCTGTAGCACCAGTAGCGCCGACACCTGCAGCGCCTGTAGCTCCTGTAGGTCCTGTTAATCCTATAGGGCCTGCTACTCCCTGTAAGCCCTGAGGTCCTGTAGGTCCCGCTACTCCTGCAGGTCCTGTAGCTCCTGCAGGTCCCGTAGGTCCTGTAGGCCCTGCTACTCCCTGCGCTCCCTGAGGTCCTGCAGGCCCTGGTGTAGAGCTAACTGAGTTTACTAGGGTAGTAATCTGCGCGGACGTTAGGAGGTCTAGTAGCGTACGTACTTCTGCAGGTGTTTTAACTACAGGAGTGTCGTTAGACCCTCCTACTACGAAGTTGTCTACAGGTATACCAGAAACATCCTGATAAGCACTGCCTGTACCTGGCATAAGTATTACTGCCTAGACGATAAAAACACCTGAACTAACACACGAAGTATTAGAAGTAGTACCCTTTCCGAAGTGAGTAGGCGCAAAATCCAGGGGATTAGAGGCAGTACTATAGGCAGTAGCTTAGTATGAAAATCAAAGTCCTGCTCTATCTGTTCCCTCGTATAGCCGCCTAGAGTTTCTAGGCCAGTACTGGCATCTGCCTTATATACCCTTAGAAAAGCTTTAGACACTCTAGGCAGTTTAGCTCTAGCCTTACCTAGGTCTTCTGCATTGTATAGAGAGGAACCGCAGAGAAGGCGATTGCCTGACAACATTGTAAGCGCCAGTGCGTTTAGTTGGTTTTCATTCACTTAAGTCTAACCCTTAGTAAGCCTGTCTTAAACCTAATGACTACAGATTCCTTCTCTGCTTCTAAGGCTGTTACAGTAAGTCTTACCGGAACGCCTGCAGCTTTACCTGTTACAGTTACACCTGACACAATACTAGCGCCGCTAGTATTAAGTCTAATGTAAGCGCCTTCTGCTACCTCTACTGTCCAGTCCCCTGCCTTATGTCTTCCAGTACGTAGCATAGACACAGCTACCGCTACTGCGTCATCTGCTAGGTCTAGCTCTACATCGTATAAGGAACCTACTGGTAGCTCCTTTGGTTCTACTATAACGGAAGTACTCCTGTTAGCCCATAAGACTACCAGGAGTACAGCGCCGACAAGTGCAAAGGCTCTTATCTTGTCCACGTTATTACGCGCCTTCTGTTATTGCCTTTGATAGTGTAGTTAGGTGTAGTTCTAGTGGGAGGGTGTAAGGAATTGTGTAGCGCTTCTATCTGCTCATCTGTCATGGAATCCAGCCTGTACTGAGGTACTCCATGATCGTCTCTCAGGTGGTAGTAGTTCGGTATCCTAGGAGCGCCGTCTACGCTACCCTTAGCCGCCTGCTGTGATATGCCTGCCTGCCTTACAATGTCCTGCCATTTCATAGGTCCTAGGCCGCGCCATATTTCTACGCCGTCTCTGTTCCTTAGAATGAACGTAGGCAGCTTAGTAACTCCTAGAAGCTTAGCGCTATCAGAGTTAGCAGTGTAGTTAATCTTATTTAGTACGCCTGTAGGATATGTGTCCGCCCATGCGTTAGCGTCAAAGAACCTACATGGTTCGCACCATGTATCTGTCCACATGTCTACAGTATACTCAGGTCCTTCTGCCTTAGCAGGTTCTTCCTCTACAGCCTTGCTGAGTGCGCCTAAGTCTGTACGTAGCTTAGCAGACACTGCTACAGCTATACGTTCTACGTCTTCGTCTGAAAGCCTGTACTGCCCTGCTACCTCCTTAGCTAACCTGTCTACGTCTTCAGCAGTAAGGCCAGGCGCCTTATATGCCTGTTCCTGTACTTTGGCTACTGCTTCCTCTAGGCCTTCTATGTCGTCTGACATTACCCTTACAGAGGTAGCTAGGTTCTGCTGTTCGCAGTCTTCCTCTGCAGCCTGCTGTACTACTGTCTGTAGTACTTCCTCCTGCTCTGCAGGCTTACTAGCTGTTAGTTCCTTCAGCGCTCTACTAGCTGAGTCTATGCCTACGTGCTCTACCTTTAGAGTAGTCCCGCACCCTGCTAGCGCCATAGCTAACATGAATACTAAGACCTTCTGCGTTTTGTGTCCCACTGTGCCGTTCTCCTACCTTGTTACAGGGCGTGCGATGTAGTCCCACCTAGGGGCTACAATGCCCTTAGCTGTGGTCATGCCCCACATTGTTGTATACCGAGCGCTAAACATCCCGTCTAACACCCTACGCTTAAGTAGCGTAGTACCTTTGTCTGCCCAGCGTATGCTGTGCGAATTTATAAGCCTAGGGCAGGTATCGCCGTTAAGCTTCTTATAGCCTGCTATGGTCACACTGTGTCCGCCTGCGCTGCGTCCTGAGTAGTTCTCTACTATAGGCCCTGCGCCAGACAATGACGATAGCCAGGATATACCTATATGTAGAGGCCCCTGATTAGATTCTACCCACGTTATAACATCATCTGGTGAAGTCATACGGAAGAACTTAACCACTGAGTAAACGCGGTTAGCTTCTGCTTCCTGGCGTGTACCTGGCGCAGGTGGTTGTCTTGTGTATCGCTGCGGGTATGTCCAGAACTTCTCTAGGCACAGGCCCTTAGTTATAACGTTAAGTCCGTTACGTACTGTAGAGCCTTCGTCTCCGTTAATCCCGTCTAGCTCCTGCGTCCATATGTAGGCGCCCATACGGGTTAGCTGCAGTATCTCGCCTGTCTCCAGGTAGATTACAATTTCGCCTGACGTTGCAAGGCTGTTGCCCTGGCAGCTTCCTATAGGTAACTGGTCTTCTATTCTAAGCCAGGCTCTATAGTCTATCTCAGGAGGTACGTCGGACTTCGCATAATCAGCGCAGGCAGACTTAGAAATAACGTCTGCTTCACTCATAGCGTTAAGCAGGTCAAAGTCTTCTAGGTCATAACGCCAGGTGTTAATAGTTTCCGCCATGCTACCTAATCCTTAGTAGGGCCTTACACATGAACACAAAAAGTCTTACTGCTGCTAGTATGACTGCGCACACAGTGACTATGAAAAACACTAGACCTAGCAGGCCTATTATGCAGGTCATTTTTCTTCCGCCTTAGGCTGTAGGCCTGCCTTCAAAAGCTTAGAGTCTAACTCTTCTAAGGCCTTAGTAATGTTACCGTAGACTTCCCTAGCCTTTGCTGGCGTCCAGGTACTTTTCTTACTGCCTTCATCAGGTGCAAAGGCTTTACTAAGGTACTCATCTAGAGGCAGGTAGGCCTGGTTAGTAGCTTCCTTCTGCAGCTTCAACAGAGACTCATTGAACTGCGTTTCTGTGGTAGTGTCTGTTAGCTGCTCTAGTGCTGCCTTATAGGCGCCTGCACTGTATGACACTAGCCTAGGCGTAACATGTGCTGCGGGGTGCGTTAGTCCTGTAGGCCGCGCGTCCTTGTCTCTGGTAGCGTTAGAGTAGATAGCGCTGCCTACGAACATAGCGCACAGCAGTAGCATTATTTTTCTGTAGTCTACTTCACCCATTAGAAACATCCTCTGACCACTGCGCCGCCATAGCTGTGGCTATACCGGCATACGTTAAGGACCTTAGCTTGCCTCTATTAGGTCCAGGGGACATGTTATGAACTTTACTTTCCCTGCCGTCTACTATGTTGGTAGGCAGTAGGTTAGGCAGGCCCTTAAGCCATAGACAGGTAGCCTTAGTTTCACCGTGTCCGAATTGCCAGGGCTGTATAATCTGGCTAGGCTTTCTAAGCCTGCTAGATATAATGCTGATAGGGTTCTCAATTGCAAGGTGTGCAACAGGCAGGCCTAGCATATACTCTACTAGCTTAAGCGCTGCTTCCTGTTCTGCTTCGTACTTATGGAAGTGAAGGGCGCCGCTAACTGCTAGCCTAGTACAGGGAGGGTGTGCTATTACTAGGTCGTACTTAAGCCTACCTTCGTAGATGCCCTTAAGTACGTCCCATATGTCACCCTGTATATGCAAGCCTGGTGATTCTGTTGGCAGTAAGTCACAAGACCAGGCCTCGTGTCCTCTAGCTGTGAAGGCATCCCTAACACGTCCGGAGTATTCACAAGCTACTATAACCTTAAGCTTGCCTTTAGGCCCTAGATACGGAAGTCTTACTACGTTAGCCATTAGTGCCTCTATCCACGCCCTAGATATTAGAACGCTGCAGGTACTGACCCTGCTATCCTTCCCATACGTACTGCTTATACTAAGTCTAGACCCTAGTACGGCATCTGGCCAGATAATACATAGAACGTGGATAGAGGCACTAAGTGTGCTACTTAACTACAGAAGACACTACAGAGGCCTTAGGCCTTGCGTCGATAGACTCCATCGGAACCGTTAGGCCACCTGAAAGCTTAGCCCAGGCCTGGCTTAGTTCCTTACTTAAGTCTATGTCCGGGCGTTTGCTATGCTCTGTAGTAAGCAGCGCCAGAATACCTATGATAAGGTCTGGAAGTTTGCCGTCTGCCTTACCTACAGAGAACTGTAGTAGTCTGATTAGTTCGCTAGTAACCAGCGCCCTAGAATCAGGGGACTGGCTTATCAGTGTAGATAGTTCCTGGACTAGCGCAGGAAGGCGAGTGATAGCCTGCTGCTCTGTGATAGGAAGATTCTCGCCTATTACAGGCTTCTTAGAAAAGAAAGCCTGTAGTGCCTTTAAGATAGGCTGTACTGGTGACGGGATAGCTACGCCTACCGTAACTAGAATAGCTACGATAGCCATAAGGCTGTTTTGTGATAAGGTGAAGTTCAGTAGGTCAGACATGGGCGTTAGCCTTAGAAGTGTGTAGAAAGTTACCTCTACCATAGTACTCCTAAGGCTCTTACGCCGTACATTATTTTTGTGTCTCTATAGTTGATATAGAGTCTGGTCTGCCTTCTTCATCCCTAGCGTCTCTTTCGGCTAGCTCATCCCTTATATCCTGTTCGCGCTCTGCTACTGCTGCGCGTACGCTTAGTGCTGTTACTGTGTCCTTAACTTCAGAGAATTCTTTGTGCATGTCCTCTATCCTAGCGAACAGCTTAAGCCTGTCTTCCTCGCACTCCTTTAGCTTAGTACGTATGAAGTTAAAGACAGTAGCGCAGGCTGTAGTCAGAATACCTCCTGCCCATAATATAAAAGTCTGGACAGGGTCATTAGTGGTTGTAGCTGTTTGGGCTATGGTTAGTATAACCCCTAATGAAGAATAAATCATACCCCTACTGTGCCTCCTGTTGCTGGATCTATTGTGCCTTCTGTTGTTCCGCCGTTTGCATCTAAGCCGCGCTTCAGTACGTCTAATGGTGAACCGTCCTGGCCTGCTAGAGCAGGGTCCCTAGATGGTATGCCTGTTATGTCCCTAATAGCCGCCATGTCTACAGAATCGAAGTCTAGTAGTGCAAGGTCTGCGTTTCCTAGTATCTGCTTATATAGGTCCCTTAGGAATAGCTTTTCGTCTGCCCCTACAGGTGAGCTAATAACCTTAACAGACTTAGCAGCTTCAGGCCCGAAGTTCATGTAGAGGCCTGCGTAGACAGGGCCTTTGTTTAAGGTAGCTAGTACATAGTCTACCCTATCTGCAGCTACAGTAAGCGCTACGTCTGCGTGCGCTTCTGCTTCTGCCTTTGTTCCATGTTTACCTTCCAGGATAGCTCGTTCTGGTAACCCTAAGCCTCTCACCTTAAGGGTGTCTAAGTACTGTGCCCTAGCTAGGAAGGAGGCAGCGCCCCCTGCACCTGTTTCCTTAAACTCTATTTCCCAGTCGTTAGCTGTAATAATCTTGTTATAGGGTTGTCCGCCTGTGGCAGGGCCTAGCGCTGAACTTATGGCAGCAGGTATGCAAAGGCCTCCATTAGACTTAATGGAGGCTAAGAGGCTCTTAGCTATAAACAGATTATCTGTCATAGCTCCAGCGTACATTGTCTGCCCTACAGGGTATCTAACTACCCATGTACCGCCAGCGCTTTTTTCGTCGTACTTATCAGCGTTAGACATTGTCTTATCGTATCGCTGCATAGTCTGGTCTAAGTCTTCTAGGTCCCCTACTCCATAGAAGTTAGAGCCTTCCTGGTACTGGTTGAATAGTACCGCCTTAGCCATGCCTGAGATAGTAAGCTCTGTGTCCTTACCTTTAGCGTCTTTGAACTTCTGTTGAAAGCCTACAAAGTCTGCTGTAGTAGGGTCTATCAGAATCTTAGTTATGTCTACCAGTAGATTAGTAAAACGATCTACTACCCACTGTCCTGCTTCGTTAGCTACCCATACAGGCTCTAGCCCGCACCACCCATAATCTATCATAGAAAACAGTGCAGCTTTTAGTATGCTCTGCTTATGCTCTACGAAGCTTTCTACTACGTAGTCCTCTGCGCCTTCAGGTGCGCCCTCTGTTGCTTCTACTGTCCAGTCTGCTGCAAGTGCTGGAGCTATACATAGAAGGCGCGCTAACTTAACTACAGGGTCCCTTCTTACCTCTCGTGCGCGTGCATACGTAACAGCGCGCGAGTAATCAATGGTAGAGGTCTTATCGTCAAACGTTAGACCCTGTACCATTTGAAGCGTAGCGAAAGCGCTATCGTCTATCTTTACTGCTTCTACTTCGGTCGGCATTTGTTACCCTACAAGCTCAAAGCTAAGGCCTGAGTATATGACTGCTTCTGTCTTAGCTATAACGTCTATAGGTCTAAGGTAGCAGATAAGATAGCCTAGCGCATCGCTACTGTGTCCTATGGTCTTGTCCCTGTGGTCTACGTCACTGGTAGAAGGCTTAAAGGCCTGCTGCTTCAAGTCTGTTATAAGTCCTAGACATGTAGGATGTATAAAGACATGGCGCTTACCGTCTCCAGAACGTAGCGCTGCGTTTGTAACCGCGAACCTAGTAGCTAAGCTAGGGTTACTGTCCGGATATATAATACTCTTATCACCGAATCTAAGGTCATTATTTATGATTAGATAGTCAGTGTAATCAGATGAAGTACTGCGCTGCCTAGAGGCTGCGTCTCCCGTGAAGGTCCACCCTGCTCTATGGTTAGAGTAACGGCTATACAGATAATCTAATGTTCTCTGTGTAGTAGTGTTGCGTATCTTAATTTCGTCAAACACTACTATGTTGCCATTAACGTAGTGAGCTAGAACCCAGGACATAGGATCTACGTTAAAGTCTGAACCTACATAGATAGGCCTGTTTCGGTCATACTGTGCAGCGCTGGTTACGTTAGCTATTTCAGAGAACTCTACATACACACCACCCATAGCACTTAACCAGGTAGCGTTAAACTGCTCTTGAAAGTCTGCATCTGATAGCTGTGATTTAACCTCATTTAGTTTGTCTAGTCCTAGGATATCTGAACTAGGCCAGGAGGCGCAGTATCTATCTGATTCCTTAGCGTGGAACCACTGCCTGTACTCTGTAGCACTACTTCCGAAGCGCTTAGGTACGCCTATACGCCAACAGAATCTACAGTGGTGCATGAGGGCAGGCACTAAGGACCTAGACCATACGCCCTCCTTATAGTCGCACGCTTCATCTACTACCCCGCCTGACCACTGCACGCCTTCTATACGTTCTGACTTATCTCCGCCTAGAACGTATAGCGTAGAACCAAACTTAGTGGTAATGGTCATATCTGAAACAGATACATCTTTAACCCACTGTTTAGGTATTAGGTTTAGTAAGTCGCCCCACGCTACGCGCTTAGCCTGCGCCACTGTAGGAAGCAGGTAGAAGTAGATAGGATTAGCAAGGCCAGGCGTAGACTCTGCAAGGCCTCTAACTAATCGCATCTTAGCTAACATACTTTTGCCTGAACCACGCCCGCACGCTAGGCCTACAAACTTCTCAGGCGCGAAGAATGCTCTACGTTGTTTCGGGTGTGGTTGTCTAGGCTTAAGGTCTGTTATGGACATTAGTGTAGCTGCGTCTCTGAGTAGTTAGGTACTGCTGCCTGTGGTATAGCTCTAGGCTTAGCTACTGCGTCTGCCTCCTGCTTCTTTAGCCAGGCCTCTAGCTCTGCAGTGTCGATACTGTAACGCGCTGCCAGTATGCGCCTACCATAGTCTAGGGCCTTAAGCAGCGATAGAAGGCCTGCAGTCCTGCTTAAGACAAGGTGTCTTACAACGTACTTAATAACGTTGCCTTCTGCGAATGGTATATCGTTAGCGCAGATAAAGGTTATAGGCTGTATAGCGTAGCCTGTGTAGTGCGTTCCGCCCTGCTGCTTATCACTAGCCCAATTCTCTACTACTTCTGTTTCCCTAGTCATCACATAGCCTCTAACTCTGCAAGTGTCTTGAACGTTGGCGCTACTTCCTCAGGGCCTGCAGTAGCTTGTATAGTTTCTACGTACTCGCCTTCTGCCTTAGGTATCAGCGCGTCTATCTGTGCTACAGTCTCTGCAGGGCTAAGTATCTCAGGCCCTTCCGTAGTACTTAGCATATGGAAGACCGTCGATAGCTCATGCTCTATCTCATCTAGTAGCGCCGGATCGTGTCCACACAATCTAACTACAGTACTCTGTAGAGTCTGTGCAAGTGCTGCCACCATAGCAGGCTGTACGCGCATACTAGACTCTATATCTGCTGCAGTCTTAGCCATACGCCTGACTGTGTCTAGTGCTTCTCTTACCAGTGGTTGCAAGCTGCCTATAGACTTAAGCAGCAGCGCGTTGTCTCCTGCGTCCATAGCCTGCGTTGTAGCTGCTTCGTACGCTATGACTACGTCCGATAGCTGCTGCCTAGCTAGGGCTAATTCCTCTAGCGTAGATAGCTGAGATACTGTAGGCCCTCGCATGAAGCAGCTAACAGCAGTAGATATTCTACCGCCTGCTGCGCCATAACGTTGTACGTAACTATGTCTTTCCGCTATCATGTTAGCCCTAGCTTATTCGAACTACTTTGCTAGGTCCTGTATACTCTGTTCTAGGAAAGTTAGTCCAAAGATGTTCTAACTTCGTTGCCTTAGTACTAGAGCTAGAGCTATGTAGCGGTACAGACATAATGTGCGCCTTCCACCCGTTACGCCTAGCGTAGTACTCATACATACTAGAGGCATAACCAGACAGGTAGAAACTGCCTTCTATAGTCTGCAGTCTAGTTAGCAGTGCTTCGTGTTGCTCTGCTGTCATTTCGTGCGCGTAGCTATCCCTATCTGACCTTGTCTCATGCAGGTAGGGAGGGTCTAGGTAGAATACTGTAGTAGGGCTATCGTACTTCCTAATAACCTCTAGCGCGTCGCTATTGAGGATAGTAACCCTGCGTAGTCTTTGTGCAACAGGTCCTAAGCCTTCTATAGCGCTTAGGTATGCGCTAACGCTTTCACCCATACCACCACGAAGCCTAGTACTCTGTGTAGCGAAGTCCTTCATAAGGGCCTGGCGTGATTGTCGCACAGCTACAAATAGACTAGCTGCTACCTCTACCTGTTGCCCTAGGTCTAGTGGTACGTCTGCTGCTGCCATTAGGTCTATTAAGTCTAAGGCCTGCTCTAGTGAGTCCTCTGCGAATGGTGTAAGAGTTAGCCTCTGCTGTAGTGCTGGTAGCTGTTCTCTCAGTACGCGCCAGAACGTTACTAGGCTCTTAGACTTGTCCGATACTACTTCTGCTATACCGTCGTAGTGTTGATTATGCAGCAGTACAGAACCGCCTCCAAAGTAAGGCTCTACATAGCAGGCATTACTAGGTAACTGTATAAGGCTTAGAATCCACTTCGCTAGTTTGCCGTTATGGGCGCCCTTGCCTCCATGCCACTTAAGTGGTAGGTGTAGTGACATGGTCTAGGCTTCCTTAAGTACAGTTAGTTTGCCGTCTACTAGCTCTACTGAAATACCATTCCAGTTAAGTAGCGGGCGAAGTGTAGGCCTAGCTGCTGTACCTGTCATAGTCCAGGTTTTTCCTGCGCTGTTCCTGTGCCCATTAACTGCAAAGTCTACCTCTATGGTATTGCCCTGGAATGGTAGGCGTAGCACTACATGTGTTACGTATGTAGGCCATACAGGCTTAACCTGGTAGACGTACCTAACAGCCCCTAGGCCTATAGCCTTAGATTGTGCTTCGTCTTCACATGGTGTGACTGTTAAGGTTCTCTGCTCTGCCTGTGGCTTAGGCTTATTAGTTTTGCGTCTGCTCATGTGCTTACCTGTGTTAATGTGTTAGATATGTTAGCGCATACAAAAGCCCCTGCCTAAGTCACCGAATGTAGTACGTACTCTATGAGGCTTTAACGCTTGGCCTGGCTAACAAACAGACCTGGTCTTCACCTGTAGTTGTACGACTTGTTCTATTAGGCAGGGGCTTAGATTAAGGAGGCACTAAGACTTAGGCATCGTTACCCTTAGTCTAAGCCTTAGTGCTGTCCTAGTATCGGCTAGGAAGGTCGTCTCAGGTCCCTCCCTAGCTTAGGCCTAAGGCTTTTACACTCTTAGGCTATGTGTCTGAGGTATCACCTAACTACTGGTACTATATGGCATTCTGCTAGCTGCCCTGCAAATAGCCTACCGTCTTAGACTAACTGCTTCAGGCAGAAGATATGTGCTTCTAATAACTTCGCTAGACTCTACCTCTCAGGGTAGCACAGCATACTAGGACTAAACGATTCAAAGCTAGAAACTATACTATTGCTAAGTATAGCTACGCCTCTACTAGGCTTAGGTCTTCTGCTAACTGCTAGCCGTCTGGTTCCGCCTGCCACATTGGTTAACAGCAACAGTACCTAAGGAGCTAACGCTAGGTCTTGTATATGCTCGACAATGTAGCAGGCTATTTCAAGGGCTAGCCTAGTGGCTCACCTAGACTACCCTTAGGCCATATAGGCCTGTCTCTGTGTACGTAGGGCTAGGTATTGCCTCCTAGCCCTTTGTGCCTATAGGATTCTTTCCTTTAGGTCTTAAACCCTCCCAGGTTCTCTCTTATGTACCTGCCTTCAGTCCGTTACGCTGAAAATTATTTCTGCCGTCTAAGGTCCTTAGATTTCTTCTTAGCTAAGGCCCTTCGTCCTGCCCTGTTAAGCTTAGAAGGGTCTACGGAAGGGCGTTCCTTATACATGGTCTTAGCATAGTCTAGAGCGTCTATAGCGTTTAGCTCTGCTAAGGTCTTCCCTAGTCTTCGCGCTGGTTGTATGTGTACAGCCTTAAACCCTCTAGACTCTAGTGCCTCTGCATCTACTGCAACGTCTGGAAGACCTATAACTAGCTGCCCTGATGCAAGGTAGAGACAGGCGGACATAATCTCTAACATGTCCTGCTTAGACATTACGTGCATACGCAGGGAGGTAGGCAGCGCACAGCAGATAGCAGTGTTGCTATGTAGTAGTCCATTCTTAGCTAGGTCCTTACGGGTTAGCCTAGTCTCTATCCCGTTAGGGTCTTTGACTACTACGCATACAGAATCTAAGGCCCTGTTCTGTATGTCTATAACCTCCTTAGGTATCAATAGTGTACTGTCCCCAGGGCATGGGTTGAGCAGTACATGTAGGGCGGTAGTAGTGATAGCGTTAAGACCAGTTACTGCCCTAGGCTCTGTATCTGTTTCCTCTACTAGGAAGGCCTCTACACTGTCTTCAAAACAGCGCGGCCCTAGGCTACCTAATGACTCTACTACAGTAGGGCCTGGCCTCTCTTCACCAGTGCAGTAGCCGTATAGCCTCCCGTCTGGTAGCTTCATTAAATCCCTCATAACTTCTTTCCGCCTTCCTGTTGTCTAGCCTTCTTACTGTGGTCTTCTCTGCTGTGGTTGTAGGTCATCTTAGCAGCTACTGCCTGAGGTAGTCTAAGCTTAAGACCGTAGGCCATGTCCGCTATCCTTATTAGGGCGTCTGCTAGCTCTACCTCTAAGGACATGAACTCAGGGCAGTGCTCATCTGGCTTATCTTTCCTGTACCCTTCGTAGGCCTCAGACACTTCCGTATGTATCAGCGCTATCTGGTCTCCTACTGCCTTACTACCCTTAGGGCGTTCCCCTGCAGGGTAATTACAGCCTAGGTATTCTCCTGTCTTAAGGTCTGACCACCATCCGCGCCCATGTGACCAGAGGCCTACGTTTAGGACTAGCTTAGACACTGCCTCTACATATGTAGACTCTGCTTCAGGGCTACGCTCTAGCTCTGTAGTGTCGTCGTCTTCCTCCTGCCCCTGGAATGTAGAACCTAGTATCTTAGACAGTGCTACATGGTCTACGTCTCCTGTAACTGCCTGCGTAGCTAGGGTGTTAACGTCGATAGGCTTAAGGTTCATGTCTAGAAGGTAAGGGTCTAAGTGTACCTTATGAGACACTAGAAGCGCTCTAGCCTGTTCTTCAGTACCTAGCCTTAGTACTGTGTCTAGTTCATCCTCTGTGGTTAGCCCTGCTGCCTCCCTATCAAACAACAGAGGCGTAGGCGTAGGTAGTGATAGCTTAAGGTCTCTTACTGTTGCAATCTCTGCGCCTACTAGGTCTAGTCTGTCCAGTACTTTCTGAAGGCCTTCTGCGTTAGACTCTAGAGCCTCAGGCTTAGGCGTTACCTCTGAACGGTCTACGTCTGCTGTACTCTGCTTAGCTGCGTCTACGTGCCCTACGTACATGTAGCTACGCCCCTGCTTCTGTAGCGTTGTCTTGAGCAGGTCCCCTGTGTTAGTGGGCGTTATCAGTGCGAAGGTGTTATCGTAGGCGCCTTTACCTATAAGGCTCTTATGGTGCAGGCTAGCGCCGTACTCTACCTTACCACGTACGTTAGCCGCGCCGATGTTTACGGCCCTTACTATGACGAAGTACAGAGCGCGTGTTAGTACGTCTGCTCTAGACTCTGCAGCAGGCTCTGTAGCGCTGTAGGCCTCAGACTGCTTAATAGCGTTAAGCAGGTTAGCGAATGTTAGGAGGTCTGCTATCTGCTGCAGGAACAGCCTAATAGAATAGTCCAGGTCCCTTACCTGGTCATTATAGACAGCGCGCTGCGCTAGGTCCTTTGTAGCCTGTGGTACGTTGTTAGCTTCTGTGTCTGCGTTCATGGTTCAGGGCCTTAGGTGTTAGGAAGTGTGTATCTGGTACACCTTCTTAATACCTCAGGCCCTGAAAGACGTATAAAATTGTTTGCCTCTAGTACTGTCTATGTTTCCTCGTTCAACAGTCTACGCATAGCAGAGAGGGCGCCTCTGTGAATGTTAGAGACACTGTGCCTAGACAGGTTCATAGATATCGCTATAGAGTCTAGGCTATGCCCTCTGCTGTGATTCCATAGAATGTAGCTCTGGTCTGGTGTAAGCTTAGGCAGGTTATCCTTTATAAGCTGCAGGCGCTGTTCTGCTAAGGTTACGTCTTCTGCCTCTAGTGCAACGTCTACAGGCGTTACCTTGTCTACAGGCTCTACTACGCTTCCTGAGTAGTCTTCTGTAGCCTGGCCTACGCTTACGCCTCCCTGCTTATGGGAAGCAGTACGTGCCTTAAAGTAAGTTCTGCCCACAATGTAGTAGAACTCTATAACACAGAAGTCTTCAAAGGTCTTACCCTTAGTAGCGTCAAACTTCTGGACATAGTGTGCATACCTAAGGCAGAAGTGTGTGTTAACCAGTTCATCTCTAGTAGCTGTTCTGTCTGAGTCTCTCACCATCATAGGGCAGTTAACGAAGGTAACACTAGCTATCTTAGCTGCTACCTTGCATAGTCTAGTATAGAGCTTTTCTGTAAGTCCTTCTGCAAGTGTGGCAGGTACAGTGTTAGCGTCTAGTATAGCGTTCAAGTCTCTATCCTTTGTTCATGTTGAGTAACCTAGCCCGTTCTTCCACTATCGGCTATGGTAGCAGACCCTCTACAGTTTGTCTACGGTTAAAATTGCAAATTTCTGATTCTAGTACTGTACAGGTCTACTGAACATCTGCTTTGGCCTCAGGCCGCTATTAACCCGCATTGCAAATTTTGGGCATTACGATAAAAGTCACACATAGGGTATACACTCTATATACCTTAATACATGTTTCTCCAATGTTTTTACTGCTTTTCAGTGTTTTCAATGGTGAACAAACTACCTTCCTGAGAGAACCAATTCTACCACCCTACAAACTGAGGCCTAAAAGCTCTGGACCTTCGTTTTGTAACCCTGTTTCCACTCTGCTGTACAGCACTTTGGCAGCATAAAAAGCAGGCTTTTCATCAAAACAGTACACCCTATGTGGGACTTTTCGCGTTTCTCCCTGTTTTCGCGTTTCAGTGTTCAGTGCCTCCTGTCCTGAAGCGTTTGACCAGTGTACAGAATCCCGGAAAAACAAGAAAACCTGCCATACCTGAGTAGACAGGCCCTCTTTAATATGCTAGAGCCAAAAAGCTGCTAGCATATCCTCAACCTCTGACGTACTTCCGTAGACTGCATCTGCCTGCGTATAATCTCGCCACTTAAGCCTATAGGCTCTTTCCTTTGCATGTATAGGCTTACCAGTACTACATAGTAGTTCCTCTACATCTCCCCTAGTGTCGAAGTACGGCGCTACTATACGCTCTGTAGCTGCTACCAGTGAAGCAGCAAACAACATGCCTTCACAGAGTACCCTAGCCCTTAGCTGTTCTGTTTCCATGCAGAGTACAGGACCTAAGTTCTTCCTAGCCTGTGCGCTGTGAATGTACGTTGCACACCTTAGGCACTGCCCTCCTGCCCTGCTAAACGTGAAGGACTGACTACCCTTTATTAGTAGCTCCTTCCCTACTTCGTCCATATAAGGGCAGGGCGTATGCTCTGCGTAAACCTCCTTAGTTAGTGCATCCCGTCGGCGCCAGAACCTGCCAGCGCAAGAGCCTCTACATAGCCTCTTAATAAGCTTCGCAATGTGGTTACTTAGTCTGTAGCGCACATGTCTAAGCTGCCTGGCCTTAGAACTCATCCATATAGGCCATAGGCCAGGGTGGCAGTAGCTATGCACTTCCTCTACGTATAGCCTAGACTCTAGCAGGTAGGCCTGCAGTCTAAGCGCTTCCTCTGGTAGCTCTAAGTCTAGGCCCTTCTTAACTGCTATGCAGTCTTCGCAGTAAGCCTTACCGCTATCATACACGAAAGCGCTAGGCGCCTTCTTAGACTTACAGGAAGGACAGACTAGGCCTAACGGCGCTAAGGCCTTCTGTACGTCTTCCACCGTAGGAAGGTGAAGGCCTAGCCCTATTAGCTCTAGCATTTCAGGGCCTAGGCCGTCGAAGCCTCTAGGGTGGTCTGAGGCATAGACCCTAAGCCTGTGTGCTGCTGTGTACTTCCACCGAGCTATCGCCTCTAAGCTAGCCTTAGCTCTAACTACTACCTTACTGCCGTCTCTGTGTGCCATGTCTTATAGCCTTTCTACTAGGGCCTTAGCCTGCAAAACGTCTGCCCGTACTTTGTCTAGTGCAGCGTATACTGCTGCCAGTATTTCGTCGTTCTGCTCTTTCCTTAGCTCATAGCCAGGGCCTGGCCTAACAGGTTCTTCGTCTGCGCCTTCAGGCTCTAAGGGCGTCTGTAGGTTCTCCTGTATCTGCAGATACATAGCGTCTAGACGTTTAGCTACTGCTGTTAGTATGCAGTCTGTAGCTACCTTCAGCGCGTCGAAGGCCTGGTTAGTGTCTTCCTTAGGCAGCATACAGACACCTAAGGGCCTAGCAACGTTAGCTGCTGCTTCTACTTCCTGCTCTAGCAGGCTAGCGCGTACTTCATCTAACATCTGGCTAACGCCTAGCGTGTAGCCTACGCGCCTGAAGGCCTGCCTAGCGTCCCCGCTATAAGCTTCTAGGCCTGCTGCCTTCCTACGCGATGCAGTACTAGAAGGGTAGGCCTCTCTAGCCTTAGCCCTGTCCTCTGTTACCTTCCTGCTTAGCAGGTTCTGCCTTTGCAGTATAAGGGCTACTGCTGCCTGTCCTAACGTTTTCTTAGTGTCCATAGCTCTACCTTCTTTCCTAGTTAAAGTTACTGCCCACCGAATAGAATAGTCTTAAGGCCCTTAGGTGTGCCCTTCTCATATGGGCTAGGGTCAGTGCCTTCGCTACCCCAATAGTCTACCACTACAGCTACTGACAAGTTCGAAACGTAGTAGCGCCCGTTTCTGTCCTGCATTGCTACGATCCAGGAGTAGAGGCTACAGTAGCCTCCTACCATAGACCAGAAGCGCCCGTCTAGATTCACGTAGACATTGTAGGGCCTGTTCTTTCTGCAGACTACCTTGCGCTGTCCGTTCTCAGGGCAGGACATTGGAAAGCCTGCAAGTCGCAGAGCTTCGTCTACTGTCTTAAGTTCGTCTTCTGGTACGTATGAAAACATGTGGCTAGCTCCTGTGTGCTGTGTGCGATGTAGGAGGGCCTAGCCTGTCTAGGCCCTCCTGTTGTTGAACTACTTCCAGGTGTTACCAGACCGCCATTCTTGAATAGACTGTGTAGCGCCATTGCGCCCCACTACAATATGGTCTACTACTGGAATACCGATAAGCTCTGCTGCAGACTCCAGGCGTTCTGTAACGCTGATATCTTGACTAGAAGGAGTACAGTCCCCGCTAGGGTGATTGTGTACCACGATACAGCAATTAGCTGCGTCTGCAATGCAAGGCCGGAAGACTTCTCTAGGGTGCACTAGGCTGTTCCGTAGTGTGCCCTTAGTAACCTGGTGCGCCTTGATTGGTACGTTCTTAGTGTCCAGAGACACTACCCAAAATTCCTCCTGTGTCCCGTAGTTTGCAAGCTCTGCAAAGTGTGCCGCGCACCAGGCACAGGCCTCTGCAGGTGACAGGATTCTAGTAGAGAAGTCTAGTGTAGGCTTAGCTACTTCTGTAGCTATCTGGAAAGCTGCTTCCAGGTTCTGCGCCTGCTTAGGTGTTAGGCCTGCTTCGATGAAGTCCCAGGCAGACATTGCGCGAAGTGCTGTAAGGTCCTGAGGCAGAAGTTCTACGTTTGAACCTACCAGAGCGCGGATAGCTTTAACCAGTGTTGAAGTAATCATTAGGCCTGTGTCCTTAGGAACGTTTCAGGTGAGCAAGTGAACCACTGCAGGAAGTATATCGTCTGTCTGCCCTGTGTCAATTACTCTGTTCTGCTATTTTTCAAGTTTGGCGAGAAATAGCCAGGCCCTGATTCTGCAGGGCCTGGCCTGAGGCCTCTAGACTGCAGGGCCTCTTACTACTCCTACGCTGTCTACCTGATTCCAGTCTAGGCCTAGCTTCTTTAGTGCGTCGTTCTGTGCGTTGGTGAATCCCTGCCCTTCATCCCGAAAGCTTACTACCTGAATTTTCTTTCCTGCTCTAACCGTTACGGTTAGTACTGGTGTAGTATGTACGCAAGTGTAGCCAGCGCCGATAACTCCATGCCGCACCTTTAACCCGCCTACCTGCTCTACAGCCTGTTTAACGTTAGCATAGAACTGCTTAACCCCGAATTTGTCCTTAAGCTTCATGTCAGACGTTGCATAGATGATGCCTGAAGGTTCCTGCTCTACTGTTACTGCCTGTCCGTTTACTGCTACCGTTACTGTCTGTCCGTTAAACATGTCTCTGTGTCCTTTAGAACGTTTCAGAATTGAACCACTGCCAGGAGTGTATCGACACCCTGGCCACTGTCAACAGTTTATCTGACTATTTTTATAGTCCAGGTAGAAATTGTGTTTTTCTCTGTTTCTGTTAGCTGCCTGCGTACCTTGATGATAGCCACATTAGAGGTAGTAGCTTCAATTCTGAAGGTACGGCTAGCCGTCATGTCTGCAGAAGTCCAAACTATGTCCCATGTCTTCATGTCTAACATTTCTCTGTGTCCTTTAGAACGTTTCAGAATTGAACCACTGCCGAAAGTGTACCCTAGCTTTCGGCAGTGTCAAGCGCAGGCCTCTACCTTTTTGGTACGGATTTCGAAAGAATTGCAGAGACCTGGTCTAGGCGTACTGTTCTGTTCTCCATGTAGAGGCCTTTAGCCTGCTCCATGTTCTCTGCCAATATGAAGCGCCCTGTCTTCATTGCCTGACCTATTACGTAAACGTAATAGGTCTTAGCGTTGTTAATGTCTGCCATGTGCCTCTGTGTCCTTAAACGTTTCTAGGTTATTTAGGGGGTCCGTTTCAGACTATAGCTGCGCACAGTAGGTGCGTCTATAGGGTGGCCTTCTTTTTTCCTGATTATCCAGGAATTAACTACCAAGTCAGGCAGGATGTTATCGTCTTCCGTAGTCTCTACCTCCATTAGGCTTAGGCCTGTGTGACGACAGAACGCAGCTACAGCTAGCTGTACCTCTAAGCAGTTTGAGTAGTCATGCCCTGCCAGTATTCCACCATACTCTATCTTATGCCACCATAGCACACACTGCGTGAAGGTGTCGCAAAAATCGTGAGCGCTGTCCACATACACAAAAGATAGGCTACGGTCTGCGAATTCATCTACAATGAACTCCGCGCGTCCTACGATAACCTTAGAGCGTTCACCATGTCTAGACAGTAGGCGCCTGCAGTGCGCTAAGTCTGTGTCTGCCTTATCCTGCGTTGCATACCCTGGAAGGCTAGCGTTCCAGGGGTCTATAGAGTACAGGGTACTAAGCTTAGAATGTTCTAGCAGGTAATCTGAGTAGGCGCCAGACCCTACGCCTACCTCTACACCCTGCCGCGCTCCTATGCTATCTAGTAGCGCGGGTATCTCGTTTCTGCTTCTCATCGTGCGTTTAGTCCATTCTTTGTTATGTAGTTTTCACAAGACTTAATAGCCTTAGCCTCTGTTGCAAAGGTCCTGCCTTTGTACCCATGTATAACGTTGTTGCTGCCGTCTTTATCTACTCTAACCACTAGAGCGTACCAGTCCCCGCCTTCACCGTTTTGACGTACTGCAGGAGCGTAGTAGGAAGTCTTACCAGGTAGGATTGTTGCGTCTAACATTGTCAGGCCTTCTGTGTTAGTTGGTGTCTGTTACTTGTTCGGCTAAGTATAGCAGGCCTCTAGACTATGTCCACCACTTCCCGTCAGATTCACACCAGTTTGCAGGAACTTTTACCGGGTTAGCCTCCAGCTTAGCGCGTCGGATTGCGTACAGTTCCTCTGAGGCGTTCTTCCATTCTACAGAATTGAAGTCTGCAGAGTTAAGGATAGCTGCTAAGGCTGTTTCTCTTTTAGAAGGCTTAGACATGGTTAGGCTCTTTCTTAGTGCTGTGTGCTGGTTAACGTTTCAACTCTGCAGGTACTATAACAGCTATCGGCCATAGGTCAAACGCTGTCCTACTGTTTTCTACCCTTTTTGGAAAGATTTTCGAACTACCCTAGAGGACCTGCCCTGACCGATAACCGGATGTACACCGATTTTCGAATTTGTTCCGGGACTGAAAGCGCCAGACACTCAGGAAGGCCTCAGGAAGGCCTCAGGAGGCGAAGTTACAGACAGGCGGACATTGACACAGAAAACGGAAAACTCTGCTTCCTGCGCAATTTGGAACAATATCAAATGTTCACTACTGGACAGCTACTTATTTGGCACAGGATATGCTCAAAAATAATTTAAGCCAGGCGTAGACTACTGTCTACCCTGGCTTGTATACATTTGTACACCTGTTAATCTACCTGCTCTACTGCTAGCTTTCCTACGTCACTACGTAGACACCATGCAGAGACAGAGTCTAGACCAGTAGTAGCCCTAATAGCTAGGCCAGGGCTATACGTACGGAAGTAGTGTGTAGTAACTGCCCTGCCTGTCAGTGTAACCTTATACGTATGTTTCAAGCTAGCCCTAGGGAGGGCATAGCCGTCTACCATTTCGTCTATCTCTTCCTCTGTAGTTCCTTTGATTACAGGGCAGGAGGCGCAGTAGATAGCGTCTATAAAAGCCTGAGGGTTACAGAGGGCATCTACTTTAGCTACCTCTGCTATAGACTTCCTGCCTCTGATTATGCCTAGGACGTTAGGCATAGCGTACAGGAAGCAGCATAGCCTACCGCTACCGTAAAAGGTCTTAGCGTTCATTGCACGCGCTGCCTGAACCTGGTTCTCTCTTATTACAGCGCCTTCGTCTAACCTAGCCTTAAACTCTATGTAGAGCGCTCCGCAATTGCCTATAACAGTCTTATCTGGCGCTCCGTTACTGGCTAGCGTTGAATGCTGCTGCACTACCATTAGCCCTGATTCTGTTAGCCTCTCTGCGCAGTGCCTGTACCATACTACTTCGGAAGGCTCTGCCATTCCTGTGAAGGTATAGCCTGAAAATCCTTCTGTCCTACATGCAGGAGGCATAACCACCCTTAGCCTGTTCATGTTGTTTCCCCCTTTATGCTGTATGTTCTATCGTCGTTAAGCCTATATACGTAGGTCCTGCTTATGCGCCATGGTTCGCACTGGTAGCCTAAGCCTTCTGCGTAGTAGGTAACGTAGTACCCCTTATCTACAGCCTGAACCAATACTACCATTACCTGTACTTCCCACATGTCAGGCTTAACGCAGCGCGAGTAACCTACAGGAGGTAGAGTAGCACAGAAATTAAAGGACTTAGCCAGGTCAGTTATTGCCGATATCATCTCAGTGTGTAACGTCTTCGGCATAACCCTTCCTAGGTCCTTAGCCCTGCTTACACTATTCATCTTTAACCCTTCTGAAAGTTAGTTTACCACCGTTAGCTTCGTTCTTGCATCTGCCATGTATAAGATGCCTGCTAGGCGCTCTGTGCCTTTTGGCTACTACCTTATTACAGTCTAGACAGATAACCTCTACCTTCCGTACGTAAGGTGCAAAGGTGTCGTCTGCTCTAGCCTGTGCTAGCGCTCCTATCTCACGGCACTTAGCCTGCCAAACTTCATCATGTACATGTCCAGGCGTTAGAGCGTGCGCTATCTCATGTAGTATAGTATCTATAATCTGCATGTTAGTGTGCGTCTCCAAGTGCTCTTTAGCTATCTGTATTTCACGCCTTCTATAGTGGCAGCGCCCTAAGTTAGACTTAGAGTGTATTAGGCGGAACTTCCAGGAAGGTAGATTATACTTCTGCAGGAAGGTTAGCGTTATCTGTTCTGCAAGTTCCGGAGACATGTTAGCGCCCTCTAGAAAACTTTAGCCAGTGCCTATCTGTTAGAAACTCTAGCCTAGCGCCATAGCCCTTCTTACGTCCGAAGAATATAGCTAGGCCTGCTATGTGTAGGCAGAAGAATACTCCGTATGCCTGCGTGTATGTTGTACCTGTCTTTACACTAATCACACTAGAACCCTCTTAACTGCACATGTTAGGGCAATACTATTGCCTACTCCTACGCTCTGTGTGTCATCGTTCCCACCTGCTTCAATAATGTTGAACAGGTCAAAGGCTAGGGAGGCAGAAGACCTTTCTACGTCCTGCAGTTTATACACTGCCTCAGACTCTGTTAACCTAAGTACTGCTGTCTTAGTACCTTCGTCTAAAGCTCCTACAGCTATCACGTAGTAGTAGCTGTGGCTACCGCTAATAACTGCTATAGATGTTATACCTACATCTGTTAGCTTAGCCGCTAACAGAGTCCTAGTAGCCTGTAGAAGTTCATGTAGAAGGTGCATCAGATAAAGCCTTTGCAAGTTCGGGCGATTGATTAACGCTGCAGTCTTCCGGCGCTTTGTCTTCCCTTATTCGTACTAGCCTAGGGAAGCGTAGGCTAGCCTTAGACACAGAATCGAAAGCTACCTCTACTACCTTCCCTATAATCTTAGACATGTCTAACATGTATACAGAGCGTTCCTCTAGCTTCAGGCCTGAGGATACCCTGCAGACTGTATGCCCTTCCGACGTTTGCAATACTAAGGCGCCTACGATTCCTGCGTAGTCGTCTTTACCTTCCTCTACAGCAGTTACTATAAGGTCTATAGTCTCTACTGGCTTTTCCTTAGCTAGGCCTGCTAGCTGTCCGTTCCTGTAGACGTAGCCTTCTATACCTGTAGGCAGTTCGTGCAACAGGTAAGGCTTTTCGTTTAGAGTTAGACCTAGGCTAGGGGACCTGAAAGGCGCTACGCCTTTAACTGCTAGGCCTTCCTCTGTTAGTCCCCACCTGACAAACTTAAAGCCTTTAGAAGTACAGTAAGTTTCTGCAGCAGACATGGTAGCGCTGTACTGCATAGTAGGAACGCCAAAGGCACAGAACTCTAGATCCTTAGAACCTTCTTTGAGTGCTGTTATAACACTAGCGCTAGTAGTGTTAGTGTGTACTTCCCCTACAATAGTAGCGCCAGGAGGTAGGTTCTGCATAGCTAGGCCGTAGTCTTCAAGCGCTTTGAAGTACTGTGTGTAGTCTTCACCTGTTCTAGTAAAGGCTACTACAGCGCCGCTAGGCCTCTTATGGACATAGAGGCAGTAGCCGTCTAGTTTAAGGCTCCAGTATGTGTAAACCTTCTTAGGGTTATACTTAGCTACGTTAAGCTTATAGCAGTAGGCTAAGAACTTGGTGGTATGTCCCGGAGTCACGTTGTAGCCTTATAGGGTGGTCTGTGTGTGCGTAGTAGGCCCTCAGGGACTTGAACCCTGAACCAACAGATTATGAGTCTGCTGCTCTAACCAATTGAGCTAAGAGCCTAGAAGTAAACGGCGCTCTGTGTACTCACTAGTAGCGCCGTACCTGGTAGCAAGCTAGCAGGCTTTAGACTGTTGCAGTATCTAGACGAAACCACTAGGCCAAAACCTTAGTCTACGCGCCTTAGTTGGTGTTAGGCTACAGCGTTCCTTATAGGTGTCTGTAGTCGTCGCACTGTCTGCAGGTGTAGATATGCAGACAGTGTACCACAACAGGAAGAATGTAGAATACATTACGCCCTCCTGTATGTGTATGATGCCTTAGACTTCTGCTAGTTCGTCAGGTACACCAGTCACGTCTAAAATGCTCTTAGCCTTTGCAAGGGCTAGCAGAATGTTGAACAGCTTAATAGACTGATTAGCTTCTGCCCTGGCCTGGCCTATATCGTGCCTAGCCTGGCCTGAACCTTTACGGTACATCTCTAGCTGCTTCGTTAAGGTCCTCATAGCCTTAGCGTGAGCTTCTTCGCGCTCTGCTACCTGCTTCTCTAGCGTAGCTATTTCAGAAGCTAGCCTTTCGTCTGACCAATGGGCAGTTACTAGGTAGCCTTTAAGGTCCTCTAGTTTAGCCCGTGCGTTGATTGCGTCGCGCTGTGCTGTGCCTAGCATTTCTGATATAGCTGAAGTGCTTAGACTGGCTACAGCTTTTAGTATGTCGGTCGATTGCATTTTGTTAGCCTGCAAGTGTGTAGGGTGTATTGTGTAGTGTAGGGCCTGTAGTATCTCAACACTACTACAGGCCCTGCTACTGCCTAGCATAGGCTAGACAGGTCTACTTAACTGCTGAGGGAGCAGCAGGAGTTACCGTAGCAGCAGGGGCTACTACAGCAACAGGAGCTACCGGAGTAGCAGGTGTGGTTACTTCTGTTGTTGAACTTGCAGTAACTGTAGCTTCTGCTACTGCTGCTAAGTTACTCAAAGCGATTGCAACAGGAGCAGACTCTACCTGCCCACCATTAGCGGCACTTACTAGGACCCTCTTAGGGTCAGGTCCTGCAGAGACTAGCAGACCCATAGGGGCTAACGTAGCTTCTGCTCTTTTAACATCCCCGCAGGGATTATCAAAAGTGTACTGTGGTCCATTCATCTTAAAACATTCCAGATAGAGGATACAGAAGGGCCTAGAAGTCTAGGCCCTTAGGCTATATGTAACAGGCTCTAAGGCCTGGTTGATTATACGGCAGGAGCAGGAGCAGGAGCAGAAGTAGCTGCCATTCGCTTAGTAAGTTCAGCGAGGATAGCGGCCAGGTCTGTAGTTCCGCCAAGTTCAGCAGACAGGCTCTGAAGTTCGTTCATCAGATTCGCAGTCTTCTTAGCTTTGTTCTGCTGTTCCTTAGCTACGCCGTCCCGTGCGTCAATGAACTCCTGGCGTGCAGACATGAACTTACCATGTGCTTCGTGCATACGGTAGAAGTAGTAGCCTGCATTGCTAGAGAAGCAATCGCGAGTAAGGGCTAGATACTGAGTACGGTTATGTCCTGTCCAGGGCAGTGGAATGGTAGCGCCTTCTGCGTCCTGTGAAAGTGGCCATTCAGGAACAACAGGGAGCAGAGAGATATCGAAGTGAACGTTACCGTCTGTTCCAGGCTCTGAACGAAAGACACCACCAACAGAAGCCAGGGCTGGAAAGGCTACGCGCCCTTCAGGCTTAACACCTTCAGGAGCTTCGCAGCCTGGTGCAGCTTCCATGCCTGCTGTAGGAGCTTCAGCAGCTACAGGCATTTCAGAACCTGCAACGTCTCCAACAGATTCGGCAGACAGGAGGATAGCAGACAGAAAGTTGATGTTACGAATAAACATAGTAGAACCCTTTGTGCAAAGTGCGACGAATTGAAGTGAAACCGTTTAGGACTTGTTTGCGTTTCGCGTTGTTAGTCCCTCTGTTACTGTGTACCTGGTTCAAATTGTTGGACCAGGCATTTTCTAGATTATTTTTGAAGTGCTGGTCTGCCTTTTTCAAAGGCCTCTGACTGGTGCGGCAGAGTCAGGGCCTGCATTACGGAAGGACGAAAACAGCGCGGGTAAGCAGACTGTAGAATATCAGACTCTAACCACTGGTCTACCTGTTCGCGCTGGTGCGCCCTGTACTCGCTACGGAAGGTAGCAGTGTTCAGGAGACCTAACACTGCGTACAGGTCTACAGAGCCTTCTAGCTCTAGGAGCAGCGTATAGAGCGCTCTGGAGATTGTAGGCGGTACTCTGTGAAACAGGAACAGGCGCTTAACCTTCGCTAGCTCACCCTCTACCAGTTCTCCTAGGTCTAGAGCCTCTGGTAGCCAGTCTGGAACAAACAGGCTTAGCCTTTCACAGGCAACAGGCTTAGCGTCTGCAAGGTGTCTTGATAATCCGTAAAAGGTCTTAGGCATTGTACGCCCTTTCTGCTGCGCGGAACCTGCGCTGAAACAATTCGTTAGCCACTATGGCTAACTGTACTTCGTCACGTTGTACGGGTGATAGTTTGCATAACCTGTAATGCTCTACCTCTAGTTCCTCTGTAGGCATGTCTGTAGATTCGTGGGACCATTTAACAGCCCTTAGCCCTGTACGCTTCTTTCTGCCTTCCAGGTGGTAAGGTGACATAGTGCCAAACGGTAGCAGGGCTACTATAGACTGTAGCAGGCATGGAGGTAGGTCCTCCTGCTTAACGCTGCCGATGTAATGTGCGTGCGCTAACTCCATTAGCACCATTTGAAAGCCTAGGAAGCTTATTTCCTGGCCGTCTTCCGTTACCATGCCTATCGAGCTAATTTCGTCTAGTCTCATTGTTCCTGTGTCCTTAGCAAACGTTACAGGGAAAGAAGGCTAGCCTAGCGTAGGCTAGCCTGTGTGCGGTATGTTCTAGAATGGTACTTCGTTAGACTGCGCCGCTAGTTTGCGTTCTAGTCTAAGGGCCTTAAGCGCTCTGAAGGACCTAGCAGCTACTACTGCCTTAATACGCTTAACGAAGTTAGCAGGGCCTGTAACCATACAGCCTAGCTCTGTTTCGTCGTTATCGTTTCGGCGCTGGCAGTCTGCTATAGCTGCCTCTACTGTGTCAAACGTTGCACAGACTGCAGTATAGTAGCTGTTACGGGTTACCATGTCGCCCTCTACAATCACGGTAGTCTGAACATCAAACTTACCAGACTTGCTAGGCTTTGTGATAAGTAGAATGGATTCTGTTAGCATTGTCCTGTGTCCTTTAGAACGTTGTCAGGTGTTAGGCTCTAGCGTTTTGCGTTGGCCTTGTGTGGTGAAGTCTAGAGTATGTTTCGACCATTGCAAGGCCTAGCCTCTAGTTTTCTCGAAAGATTTTCGGCAGTTTGTGCTAAGTCCTTACAGGGCCTAGGGTTAGAGCAGGGCGAAAATCTTTCAACACTATCTCACCTACTGCGTTTCTCTGTACTTCTGAACAGGCTACTAGCGCTCCTTTAACCTTATAGTCTAGTACCCAATAACCTACGCAGGCTCTAGGAGCTACAGAACAGCCTAGCAGCGTAGCTAGCCTAGCAGGGTTAGCAGGGTAGATGCCGTGCAATTGTCTGTGCGCTATGTTCTCTATGTGGTCAGGCCTGAACAGCAGGAAGGGAAAGCCTGAGGGCAGGCAGACCAGGCCAGAGTAGTCTGACCTTATGCCCTTAGTGGTGTACCCTAGTACACTAGCTAGGCTAAGTTTGATGCGTGCAATTGCCATGCCAAAGCGCTCTTTAGCCTCTAGTGTACATTTGCTTTTTTACTGAATTGCGCAGGCCGCGAAGTTGTAGGCTAGTCCGATGCCTAGGACCTGTTAAGGCTCTAGTGCGTCCTACGCTATCCTAGAGCCTCTGGCGCTACAGGGTTAACCTATGTACAGGTTACTGCAGTCTTCCCTGCTTTCGAAGTTCTGACCTGTACAGGTTAATTTGGTCGCAGCAGCTTTTGTATGCGCTGCCTGCCTTCATAGTGGGGAAGTACTTTTGAGTACATAGCCAGTAGCTACCCTTAGACCACCCGTTAAGAAGGCCGTAGGTAAACAGGCTACGTAGGCTCTGCGTAACTGCTGCAGGTAACGCTGCTACCTGCTCTGCTGTAAGGTCTGTAGCTGCCTGCGTTGCAACAACAGCAGGCGCTGCACTGGTAGATACTGCCTTAGGCTTAGCAGTAACGTTAGGCACTGGTAAGGCTATAGGAACCACCCTTACAACAACAGGACGAACAACAGCAACAACAGGAGCAGCAACAACAGGAGCAGGAGCAGGCGGAACCTCTACCACTGCTTCGACAACAGGAGCAGGCGGAACCTCTACCACTGCCTCTACCACTGCTTCGACAACAGGAGCAGGCGGAACCTCTACCACTGCCTCTACCACTGCTTCGACAACAGGAGGAGGCGGAACCTCTACCACTGCCTCTACCACTGCTTCGACAACAGGCGGAACAGTGACAACAACAGGCGGAACAGGTACAACAGGCGGCGCTGTAGCAGGTACACTAGGCGCTGCTGCCTGTTCCTGTAGTATGCTGCCAGTCTTTCGGACTAACAGGCTAGGGGCAATTGATAGCGGTACTGTGGCGCCTTCGAATAGGACCTCTACCGCCTTAGCTGAACCGTGATTTACTTTCCATACTACTGTACCGCTAGCGTCGTCTGTCTCAAAAGTGTCGCCAGGCTCTAAGGTAATCAGGGATACGCAGGAGGCGTTAACCTCTGTGCGCGTTACCATGTCTTCCTCTGTTAGCTGTTCTGTCTGTGTCTGTGCCGTTACTGTTGACATTGCGGTTAGCCTTTGTAAGTGTGTGCTGTAGTGCCTCTGTCTAGATGTACCTGGCAGCTAGTGTTGAACGGGAAAGAATTTTCAAGATTTTCCGCGCTTGTGCCAGTCCGAGCGCTCTAGGGGGTACTTAGCCTCTACCTTAGAGGCCTTAAGCCAGGATTCTCTAGAAGTACCGTAGCTGCAGCGTACAGGCACACTGAACTGCACTAGAGGTTCAGGTTTCTCCATGATAGCCAGAACTTCTCTAAGGAATCCTTCAGACTCTATAACCTCTATAGGTCCCTGGAATAAAATTTCATCATGGACGATAGCGACAATAGATACACCACATGAGGCACAGACAGGGGCTAGCCTTATTATAGCCTCCTTAATGAAGTCTGCAGCAGTACCCTGGCAGGCGCTGTTGAATGCAATGTGGGACCTTTCCTTAGACAGGTGTCTTCGTCTCTTATACAGGTTCTTAATGTAGCCCTGCCCTAGCGCTGCCTCTGTAGCCTGGTACGTTGTACGTTTAAGGTTAGGTAAGGTCCTGTGGTAAGTATCGTAGATACCTTCTGCAAGCTTACGCGCCTTATCCTTAAAGTGCTTTTCACATAGCTCATAGCTAACCCCGTTAGCCGCCATTATATCCACTTCTGCCTTAATGCTGCCTACTAGGTCAGGGTCCTTCATAAGAGCTTTAATCAACGTTTCTTTACCCCCACCGTAACCCATTAGGAAGTTTACAGTCTTAGCAGGCTTACGCGCTATGTGTGCTAAGTCTGCTACCCACTGGTGGAAGTCTGTGTCAGGATTTTCGTTGTATGCCTTCAGCGCTCTAGCGTCTCTAATGAAGTGCGCGATACCTCTAAACTCAATTTGACTCTGGTCTACTGATAGAAAAGCCTGGCCTGCCTTAGGCTCTACTAGGCTTTTAGCTACTGCGTCTAGCTGCTGTGTGTTAGGTTGCTTGCAGGCCATACGGCCCGTTCTGATTAGCTGCGTATAGCTTGCATGTATTCGCCCGTTTACATGGTGGCTAGCGTAAGGCTTAAGAAAGCCAGAGTAAAACTTATCTAGCTTTCTAATCTTGATAACCTCAGACACTACCTCTATAGGCGCCTTAGGATGTACTAGATATTCTGCTAGCGCCTCCTTACCGAAAGACGGGTTACTAGGCTTTTCGTCGTCGTCTTCGTTAGTCCATTTCAGAACAGGCAGGCCTAGCCTGTTACAAAATAGTTCGTTCATGCACTTAGGGCTAGAAGGTGTAAAGCCTGGATAGCCTACCTTCTGCGTAAGTGCGTCTAGGCGCATAGTAATTTCTAAGCCTGTTGTGTACTGCTGTACCTTCAGCTTATGAGGGTCTACAGTAAGGCCTTCCTGCTCTGCATTGAACAGTGCAAGCGTTACAGCCCTCTCCATTTTGCGGACTGTATCTAATTCAGCAGGCAGGCTCTTAGATATGCTTTCCCATACCTCTCTAACAGCTATAACGTCCTCTGCAGCGTAGGGCGCCATAACGTCAACAGGAATTCTACCGTAGTCTTGATTGTCTACCTTGTAAGGCTTTAGCGCGTCTTCTAGTGGCGATATATCCACGCCCCTGAATTCATTACTAAGCGCCGTCAGGTCATACTGCATTTTGTCGGTGTTCTGTACCTTAGCTAAGGTTAGAAGACACTCTACAGCGCAGTCAGGAATCCAGCCTAGGTCATTATAAAGCGCGTGCAGGTCGTACTTTATATTCTGGTTAACCCATAAGAGCCAGGTAGACGTTATACTCTTAAGCGCTTCTAAGACTCTGCGCTTATCTAAATTATGTTTAGCAAATAACGTTACTTCGTGTCCTACAGGAATGTAGTACGCAGGACGGTCTCCCTCTACAGTTATAGCTATTCCTGCTAGGCTGCAGTCTCTATGAGGGTTTAAGCTTTTCTTAGTCTTATCACCTGAAGTAGTTTCTAAGTCTAGAAAGCCTGTAGTAGCACCTGCTAGAACTCTTACCACTTCGTCTAGGTCTTCGTAGGTTTCTACTAGATACCTAGGCGCTGTATACTGCCCTGCGTACTTCATAACATTAACCCTGGGAGTTTATTTTGTTTTGATTATGTTTCTGAATATCTAGGAACCTCCTAGATACTTCATCACTAAATCCGTTATAGCCTTTGCGTTTAGCTATGGCCATTATTGTTATGTACTGCGTTAGCAGTAGTTCAGGAGTAAGCTCTGCTTCTGCAGCGCCTGCACTTACCTCTGCAGCTATGTCTTCAGATGCAGTAGCTATTACATCGCACATATCCTGCTGTAACTTAATTACGCTAGAACTCATTTGGGCCGTCCTCAAAAGTACCTGGAACGCAGGCCCTTAGGAACTCCCTAAGGGCGCCTGTAACTATCATAGACGAAGACTTAAACTCTATGCCGCCTGCGCGTGTTAGCACTCCTAGTAATGATCTAACGCTGTCCGGCGGTATGTTTCCTACATAGCCTAACTCTTCCTTGTTTACGAAGGTCCTAGCGCTTAGATAGTCTGCTATAGACTTAGCGAAAGGCTGAGTCTGTATAGCCTTTAGTACTAGCTCGCGCTTCTCATCTGTAAAAGCGCTTAGGGCCTTCTGCTTATCAGAGAAGGCCTTGTATCCCATAGCGTTACCATCGTAGATAGTACGTAACATGTTAGCAGCGCACTTAACGTGCCTAGGCTGCACGTCTACAGATTCCCCGTCCCTAGTGCTGTAGGTTCTACATGCAATAGCTGCGGCTATTCTTGCAAGCTTAAGTCGTATAGTGCCCCTATCTACTATAGGTACTGTGTCTGAGTACCTAGCTGCTAGTTCCTGCGCTTCTGAGAATACTACATCCTTAACCACACTGGTTAGCGTTACCTGCTCTGCTGTTCTAGTCCATGCCCACGATGCAAGCTTGTGGCACACATTAGACTTCAACAGGTTAGGTACGTTAGGCCTGTCTACAGAATGTACTACGTCCCCGTCTAAGTCATCTGCGCTGATAGCGTAGCACATGTCAAAACGTCTCACGTCTTCAGGATTACCTATTAGCTCTAGTACTGCGTCTACACCGCTACCGTAGGTACGAAGGAATCTATCGCTTCTAGTGTTGCTTAGAGCTATTACCCTAGGGCGTGCCGCCTTAGTACCTGCTCTGATCTTGTTAATTCTAGCTATCCCGCTAGATCTTACTTCAGTAAGGCTAGCTATAACTTGTACTGGCGCGCGCTTCAGTTCTTCCATAATTATTAGGCCTCTGTCGTTAGCAGGCCAGGCGCCCCAGGTAACTAGCCACATACCCGCTATCTGCTGATTACCTCCTATGAGTCCTGCCGTAGAAGTGTTAGCGCAGTCTATAAGGTGTCCTAACTTGTAGTGCTGCATAAGGGCAGTAGCTGCCTTAGACTTACCCTGCCCTGTGTCGCCTATAATCAAAGACTCTACATAGCCCTTAGTCACTGTGCCTTCCATAGTTATGTACAGAGGTGAATGATAGGTCATATCTATCACTCTATGAAGGTAAGGGCGTCTGTATATCTTTGTAACGTTGCACGCTAGGTCTAACTCTATCTCTGCTAGCTTACGCTCTAAGGCCTCTAAGCTTTCCCCTTCTGGTTGAAATATCTGTAAGTCTGTAGGGTCTGATATCTCTACAGAGTCTAGCGCGTCTGTTAGCCTCTCTGCCTCTACCGCTATTAGTACAGTTTCCTGCGTGTCAGGTGAAGGCTGAGAACGTACACTAAAACGGTAGCCTGTGTTAAGCTCTATACCGTCTCCTACTGCCAGTACTTTCTGCACTGCCCTGGAATCAGAGTCTGTAGTAGCTTGTAGGCCTATAGGTTGAGAGATAGCAGCTAACTCTGCGCTAACCCTCTCTTCTATAATCAGAGTGTTATTCTTGCAGGCAGTTGGTATGCCTATTATGTCTGATCGTATGCGCTTACCTAGTACTGCGTCTGTAGCGTCGCACATTGCAATCAGCGAAGGATGTTCTAAAGGCACTGCAAACTGCGGGTTAGTTTTCCTTCCGTACACATTGCAGTGCAGACAATGTTCTGTGTCCATGTTACAGCTAACGCGCACTGTCTTAGGCAGACTGAACCTTTCTTCTGATACACCTATTACCATGCCGTCTACCATAGACCTTCTGCCTATGTTCTTAGCTGCTATAGCTCCTGATATTGTCCTCGCTTCGTAGTCACCTGTTTCTAGTTCCTCTAGATTATTGGACTGCGTAGGAGTGTACTCTACAGAGTTATCCTGTAGCGCTGCGTACAGGCTCTTACCTTCGATAGCTACTAGGTCGTTAATGTCTCCCTTAGGATGTTTAACAGGGTCTAAGGGAAGGTTAACCACATAAACTAGGGAGGCAGTTTTATACAGGAGCTTAGCAAGCTTCTTAGCTGCCTTACGTCCGCCTTCGTCTATGTCCATTATGACATACAGAACCTTACCCTTAAGGTACGGTTCAAATTCTTTGTCCCATGTACCTTCTGAACCTGTAACACAGACTGCGCCTATGTTGTGCTTATTAAGTTCCTGCTGCGCTACTAGGGCCTTAGTTTCGCCTCCGCATATGCAGACAGTGTCGTAGGCTAACTGGTCTTGTGGGAATAGCTTAGGCTTAGACCTGCCCTGTATATTCTTCATCTTCTCAGGGCCTGGAGCGTTAGGAAGATACTTCCTAACATTCACAAAGGCAGTGCCTGAAACGTTTAGAATAGGTAGCCAGATTCTACCTCCATCATAGCCAATTTTATACTTCTCTACGGTAGCTAACGTAACGCCCTTTGCAAGGAAGGCAGTTATTATAGGGTTAGCTAGAAACGTAGTGAAGTTTAAGTGAGCAGCTAGGATAGGGTCAGTAGCTAGTGGCGCTTCCCCTTCAGGGGCTAGCCTGTACTTACGGACTAGGAGCGCTTCCATAGTCTCCCTAGTACAGGCCTTAGAGGTTACTACCTCTGTTATCCTAGCTAAGAACGCTAGCCAGTCTACGCGCCTGCCACAAGCTGCGCTCCTACATTCAAAGCGCTGAGAGGTAGTGTATAGCGTAGCACTAGGCTTAGTGTCTTCATGGAACGGGCAACATACTCGGAAAGTATCTTCCCCGCTAGCTTCTAGTTTGTGTGTCTTTATCGCACCTAACTCTTCTAAGTAGGTGATAAGGACAGGTGTAGGAATATCCATAGAAAGCCTTAACGCCTGCAGGGCGCTCCTGCAGGCGTTTATTGAGAAGGTAAGGCTATGCAGGCTACATGCTCTGCTTAGTTAGCAAACTGGTTAGCTTCTACCGTCTCAGTGTCGGTAGGATCTTCATAGCTAGCATCGAGCATGTTAGATTCGAATACATCCTTCATTTTTCGATACTCTGCTGACATCATAGGCAGCATTTCTCTAGGGGTCCATCCCTGGTTAATCAGCGCTGAGTTAGAAGGATTGAAGCCCTGCCAAACGTCCCCGCCCTGGTTAGCATGTTCTCCTACTTCCAGGCAGTAGACACCTGCGTAGATAGAACGCTGACGAAGTTCGATAAGCGTTGCAAGCTTTCGCCCGTACTTCGTCTCTGCCTTCATAAAGGTGATAAGCGCGAACAGGCCAGGCCCGTGAAGGTAGCAGATAAAGTTAAGGGCCTCTACGCAAGTTACTTTCCAGGGTTCTGTCTGCCCCTGGATCTTAGCGCCTTCCGGGTTAGGATAGGCTAGGCGGTTCTTAGCATCTCGTGCAAGCTTAGAGCGCGTGTCTGAGGTCTTCTCTCTAATAAAGAACTGACCTGACTTCCTATCGTTAAGCGCCAGGAATTCTGTCCATGAGAAGACAGGAGTAACATGTAGCGGATTAGCTGCGTCACCGATTTTGATGTTAGCAGGGCTAAGTACAATGTCTCCTACCTGAAAGCCTAGGGCCTTAAGTTCTCTAGACATGTCCTGCACCACCTTTACGCGCGGCGGAACAGTCATCTTAGAGATAGCGTCTAAGCCTTCTACCTCTGTCTCCTCCTGCAGGTAGTCAGGAATAATCATGCCACCAGCTACAGTTGTCCTAGGAATTGCAATAGACAATTCTGTAGTAGGTCCTGCCTGCGCTGTATGGTCTGCTACAGGTACTACGCTAGTTACTGGTACTACTTGACTCATTACATTACGTCCTTAGCTGAAGTTAACCTTAGGCAGTACAGCTATACTCTGCCAGGGTATTTTGCCAGGTCTACAGTAGACTCTGGCAGTAAAGACTTTTCTCGCCTCTTAGTTACTTTGAAGTTATACTCTGTGTAACTCTTAGGCAGTAGTTCCTCAGGGATGTTAACCCCGCTACGTAGCTGATTAGTTAGCCATTCTCGAAAGTGTACATAGTGAATAACTATAGACCCTGAGGCTATCACAGATTCGTCTTGCACCTTCAGTACTTCTCGCAAGAACCTATCGTACACTTCTTCGTTGCCTTCGCGCTTTATGTTAGGAATAGCCTTCTTAGGGTCAGGCATACCAGTTACATATTCTGCGTCTACTTTGAATTCCTCAGGAGGCGCCTGCGTGAAGGCTACACAGGCTGCGTGTTGCGCTTCCTCATACCTTCTAGACACTTCCTTCCGAAGACTATCTAAAAGCTTCTCAGACTCGCGAAGCACGTAGACTAGGTCTGCAAGGTTTTCCAGGGGCGTAGCCCTTGTGTCTTGTATAGCCTTATCTACTCCAGGCAGTTCGTGAGCTATCGTAGCTCCTACTACCGCAGATAGTTTTACTAGCTTTCTGTACGCTTCTAGTGCGCTAGGGTGTAGCATTTGTGTTAGCCTTTGCTGTGTGCGTTACTGCCTGTGTATACTTACTTCCGAGCTTGTACCTTCTTTCAGTACAACAGGCGCAAAACGGTTCTCTGCCTTAGAGAAGGCTAGAACCGTTACACTGTAGGGTGCATGGTCCTGTACCGTTATAACCTGTATAACCTGAGAGATAGCCAGTAGTGTGCCTACTAGGGCTACTGCGTCTGTCTCACTATTGTAGCCTACGTTACGCAGGGCCTTAGCTGCCCATAGCGCGAAGTTCTCAGTAGACCAGAACGAAGGCATAGGCACTGCCCTAGACAGTACTACTATCTGCCCTACAGACTCTAGCATAACTAAGTCTTCTGCGTTCCTCAGTTCGTCGTACAGTATAACGCGCTTAATCGGCATCTAAGTTCCCCTTAACCATGTCGTTCAAAATATCTTCTACGTCTGTCATGTTGAACGCTATAAGCTCCTTAGCGTCCAGAGCTTCGTTAATCTTTACCTCTACAGTGCCGAATCCTACTAGGGTCTGTACTCTTACAGGTTCCCTAGTGCCTACTCTGTGCGCTCTAGCGTCTGACTGTGCGCGGTTAATCCTAGAATAGTCGTAGACGTACCTGATAACTCTGCTAGCGTTGCAGGGAGACAATTCAGGGCGCCCTATAGGGTAGCCTAGAAGGTTAAGGCCTGGACCTGCTGCAGCTTGATTAGCTACCATAACTCTTACTGCTGTAGGTCCTGTAGGATCGTAGCTAGCTGAGGTCTTAAGCGCTTCATCGTTAAAGGTATCTACAGCTACCTGCCTGTCCTTCTCTGAAGTCTCACCATTGAACCTTACAGCTACTATTCCTTCTGCTTCTAGCCGTCTTAGTATCATGTCCTGCGCGTATGTCTGACAGGCCCACACAATAAACTTTTCTGTGCTTGGCGCCTCTTTAATCTGCTCTACTAGCCAGTCTAGCTTAGGCACTTCTGCAAATTCTTCGAACCATGCAGGCTTAACTACTTCCTCTGTTACAGGGTCCTTCACTGCGTCATACTTAAGGAAGCCAGAGATAACCTGCGTTAGCTTAAGAGACTTAGTCAGGGCGTTCTGTATTAGTATGTTTCTGTCACTGTTAGCCCTGCTGTTTACCTTAAGGCCGTCCATGTCCTCTGTGATAGATAGGGCTAACTCTGTTGCCAGTCTCTTATAGCATAGCTTCTGTTGCTTAGTTAGCGGTACTGTTACTACCTCATACATAAGCGCTGGAAGGTGTGGCAGGGCCTGCGCCTTAGTTACTACGAAGGCGTTCCGCGCTATACGTTCTCTAAGCAGAGGCATGTTAAGCGCTGCGTCTAATCGTTGCACACTAGAGGCGTACTGCGGGACAGGCTTAGAGTAGTACTTCTTAAAGTCAGGGAAGGTAGTAAAGCCTGAACAGCCTGCATACAGAAACTCTAGTTGTGACCATAGATCATAGATAGAGTTTCCTATAGGAGTACCTGTTAGAATGATACGCTTACGAAACATCCCTCTAGCTGCTAGCAGAGACTTAGTTATGCCTGCGCTAGGGTTCTTTATCGTGTGTGATTCGTCTACTATGCAAACGTCTAAGGCGTCTATCTGTAGCAGTGTGAATAGTCTGCATAGCTCTGCTGCGCTGGCATAGCTTACAATAGCTATAGCACCATCATGTGTGCCCTGGTTCTTAGTGGTTACAAACAATTCGTGTACGGTAGCTATCCTCTGCGGTAGTCCGCCTACTACCATTTTAGCCTTGATAGGTACAGGGCTAAATTTAGCTATTTCACGTTCCCAATTCAACCTAACGTTGTTAGGGCATACCACTAGGCCACGAAAGAAGCGCTTACCCTTCTTAGCCTTTATAGCTTCCCACGCTGCAGCTATGATAGCCGCAAAAGTTTTACCTGTGCCCTGCTCCATTAGCATTGCGAAGCCAGGAGCAGTTATAGCGTTAAGTGCTGCTACTGACTGGTAGCTGTTCGGTACTGTATCGGGCTTTAACTCTAGCGGTAGAGTAACGGTCTTACCTGAGTCCATCCAGGCATTAAAACGCGCTGCGTTTGCTTCACCTGCTAGGAACCGCATAAGGCAGTTTGTGTAGGTTAACTCTGTCTGCTGGTCTTCAAAAGTTACCTGTGCCTTATCCCATGAATTCTCTACCCGCAGAACAGTGAAGTCTGATACATGAAGCGTATAGTAGCTTCCCTGTACGTGCTGACTCTTCTTAACTCTAGCGAAGCCAGGAGTAGCTGTAGCCCAATTGCAAGACCTAGGCCCAGCAAACGTTGGTTGATAGCCAGGGACAGAACGGTTAATCCTAGCTATGAACTTGTTACCGTCATTGTTAAGCCCTAGGTGTAGCTTGTCGGAAGGGTCTACCGTCTCTGAATCCCGCAGCATAGCTAGGCTAGCTGCGCTTAAGTTCAGGCCTTTGGGTAGTGGCATTTTGAAGGCTCTTTGTGTGCGTTGTTACTGTGTGCGTCTGTTACTGTGTACCTGGCTGCGCTTCATGGAATCCCGAAAATCTCGAAAGATTTTTGACTGTTCCTCTTTACACCCTTACGGGTTAGCTAGCCAGTCCTGCGCCCTTTGTCTAGCCTCTAGTATGCCTGAGGCTAGCCACTGGCTAGAGGTACTGCAGTACGTGCCGCCTTCGTTGTATAGCTTAGCAGACGTTACGCTTCTACAGTGGTCTATCATGTGGTCTAGCGTGCGCTGTGCGTTGCGCTCTGTACCTACCACCTTAACTGTAAGGCCTGCTTCCCTTATCAGGTAGTTAATAAGCAGTTCAGTGTCAGGCCAATTAGGGGAAGTAGCAGGCGCTATACTATGCTCTGCTGTAATGCCGTCAGGGTGCGCCTTAGTGTTGCAAAGGCGTCTAAGTGACCACCCGGCGCCTATCCTGTCCATAGCTTTCATATCGTACATGGTCAGTGTATGTCCTAGCATCCCGCGCCAGTCAGTATGAGGGCGCTCTGTAATCTCGTAGCCTGCTGCTACTGTAGTAGGCTTATCCTGTGTAAGTGCTGTGTACAAGTCCTGCACTACATGTCTAGACCTTAGGAAACAGTCTGCGTGTGTAGCCAACATGTAAGGCGTAGTGCAAGCGCTGAAGGCTAGGTCCATAGCTATTGCGGGGAAGTCGCTAGGGTGTCTTACAGCGCGGAACCTTAGACAGTGTACTTCGATATCGTCTGACTCATAGCTTAGCAGCTTGTCGCGCTCTTGCTTGTCACTGCCTGTATCTATCAGCACTATATGAGGCCTGAGAGATTGTAATCGCAGCAGAGGTATAGCAGCGCCTATAGCTTCTGCTGCGTTGTAGACAGGTATAGCTACCGTTACAAGTCTTTCCCAGGGCTTAGTAATGCAATCACCTTCCCAGGGCTTATGTACGAAGCTACCGCGCAGTGGTACTATATTTGACATGTCCCGTCTCTCTTCTCGCCCTGAAATGTGCCTGCTGTGTACGGAGGCACTGCAGTATAGCCAGGCCCGCAATTGTTAGATGTTAGTACCCAACCTAGTTGGGTAAAGTAGCTTTCCACTGTGTAGTCCCAGGTATATACGCAGGTCTTGTTAGTGCCGTCTTGTATCAGTGCATTGAATATGTTTCTGCACTGATTGTCGTCTACTCTAAACAGTACTTCTATTACCGGAACAGGGTCTTGAAAACCTATGCACCTGTTTGTAGCAGGCGTAAGCCCGTAAGGTACTTCAGCTATGTATCCGTACCCCATTAGAGTAGGTGGGCCGTCGTTAGATAGGTCTATGTCGTATGCACTTACATCAGGGAAGTTAGTAACGTCTAGCCATGTAGCTTCAGTCGTTACGCTATGCAGTTGGTGCAGTTCTTTAGCATTATAAGCAGCTACGTTATTAGGATACCTAACATCGTTAGGCCTGTAATCATTCTGCCCAGAGCCTCTGTATAGAGTTACATCGCCGTACTGCGCCTGTATCCTGTTTTGAAGTGTCTGCGTAGGGTGTCTAAAGTCTAAGGAAGTAGATATAGTCTTTGTTGCAGGCGCTATTAGTACTCTGCCGTTCTGAACTAGGACAGGCCTGTAGAAGCTATTAAACTTTCTAAGGCCGTCCTGCCTTGCTGAGGAAACTCCTACTATTAGTAGTTCGTCCATGTAGGATGTAGACGTTTGCCCTATAAACGATAGTGAAGAAACGACTATAGCAGCTACTTCAGGTCTTAGAACGTCGAAGTCGTGGTGGCATAGCCAAGTTTCTTTGGCTAGCCTGTACTCCCTAAGGTAGCCCATAGGCGTGAACCTAAGGCTAGGTACGTGAGAAGTAAGAACGCTGCCTAGCTCTGAACTGTGCCACTGCTTAGAGCCTAGGTAAGGAGTCTTAACGTTAGGGCCTGCTACCTCTACGCCCGTTACCCCTAACTTATTTATAGCTCCAGTGCGGACAAAAGGATTAGTACACCCAGGGACATACGGATTAGGTGAGACTACGTACCTAAGAACTGGGAAGTGCGTAACCTCTGCGCTTGGCGCTGCTGTTGTGTGGAAGTAATGCGCCCGTGGCGAAGGGGAAGGCATGTTAGTAGCATTAGCGCCTACGCCTACTCCTACAGTCCTAAGCTCCCTACCATGTACTGGTACTATTTCGCCTGGAGAATCAGCGGGCTGGTCTGGGACATACAGGCCAGCAGCCTGTAGATTGTCTCTAGCTACACCAAAGGAACTCCATTCTGTGCCACTGCCTAACACCTTATGTACTACAGCAGGTGCGCTACCGTACTTATGTTGAAACGTACTGGCAGAAGCTAAGTAGGGGTCAGACATACAAGCTCCTTAGACCTTCTGATAGGTAAGTGCATGACGGCTGTAGTTTTTTCTTCATAAGGGCCATTATAAACTGGTTAGTCTGCCACTGACTCTGTACCACACTGCCGTAGTAGGTACTACCTAAAGGGACCCAACCTATGGTCAGGACTCTTCCACCATTAGGTAGTACCTCTGCTACAGCCTTTATGTTTAGATACCTATTAGGTCCTGCTGAGTACGTCCACCCTGATAAGGAGTTAGTATCTATCCTGCCTACAGCATTGCACATTGGCATACACATTAACGCTGTGCCTTGTACGTCTGTTGTTCTTAGTAAGACCTTGTTGTATTGGTTAGCGCCGTAAGTATTGTAGGTAATAGACTCTGTTCTATTTATAGGGCCGTTTAGTTGGTTCATGCCAGGGTACTCAGGACTAAACCCTGGACCATTTCTGTACGGTACATTATGTGTACGAAGGTAATCTATACCTGCATTAGCTCCGCCTGTTAGGTCTGTTATGTTATAGGTCTTAGTCTTGTCGTACCCATAGTAACTAGGGATACCGTTCTGACGGTTAGCGTCAGCTATCATCCTAGCTGTGCTGTAGGTTACAACTCTATTCGCTAGAGGCATACCAGATGTTAGCCAAGTATCTGGATTATAAGACCACGCAGCGTTTCTAGGGTACATTAGCTGCATAGACTTAACATCTACACCAGTACGCGCAGACTCTTCACTAACAGAGGCTACACTAGCCTTAGAACCTATAGCGTATAGAAAAGAATTAAGCTTAGCCCTGTCTGCTGCAAGCGCCTGAAGCTCTGCTATATTAGCTTCCTGCTCCGATATAAAGCTAGCTGCTTCATGTGTGGCAGACAGTATAAGTACTCCGCCCTGAGATAAGAAGTCTAATAGCTGATTAAATTCATCGCTGCCTACAGGAGGAACATACACTTTAGAAAACGGCGCAGCAGGGTTACCTGTGAATGAATTAGGTATGTAGCCATAGTAGACAGCATCTAGTTTAGATGTGCCCATACCCTTAGTTCCTGCGTAAGTGCTAGCACTTAGAACGTCTACGTCATCCTCTAAAAAATGCAGTATACTGCTAGTATGCGCCATAATTCCATAAGTCTGTTTGAACTCCATGTTAGCGTTTGCAGGTCCTGGAAAGCCTGTGCTATACAAGTGCCTAGCGTTATTATAGTTGCCGTGGCTTTTCCATATCCAGTACGGTATCCCTATACCTAGGGGCTGAGCGCACTCACCACACTTACATGAGCCTAAGTTACGTCTACCCATTACGCTGGTTCCTTAGCCTTACCTGTAAGGCCTGATATAGCAGAGCATGAAGACCAGATAACCCTGAATTCGTTTCTAATGTACCTGATTAGAACATGTGTGCCGTCTTCATATGTTTCGCTAGGGTCTCTAGGATGTACGTCTACTCTACAGTTTGTTACTTCATCCTTAAGCAGGTCTGCTGTTAAGGCGTAAGGCTTAGCAGCTATTATGCCTGCAACGTAAGTGCTGCGGTTATCTAGAAAGGCAGTGCCCTGTGTAGAGTCACCGCTAGCAGGCTTTATAATAACTGCGTCCCATACCTCTACAGTGTCCAGCATAGCCCAACAATAGTAATCGCCGGAAGACTCTGCAGGATCTTTGAAGGGTTTAGTTAGAAGTATTAGCCCGCCTTCACCTGCGCTTATAGTGCCTTCGTTATCTCGCCTACCACACGGCGCGCCCTCTACAAACTTGCGCTTATAGCCTACGTCTGCTGTAGTGTCCCTGCACTTAAGTCTGTACGGTATTCCAGGCTGCAGGTATTCAGCGTATACCGTAGCGTCTCCGAAGTTAGCGCTAGTTACTCTAAGCGTTAACGGCGCCCTGCCTAGAGTAGCCTGAAGCTTAGGCCTAAGTTCTCTGTCAGTAGCTGTAGCAGTAAATCCTACAGCGCCTACAAGGGTGTTAGCTTGCAAGTTTACGGGCGTACCGTTTAGCGTTATAGGTGCAAGCTCTAGGCCTTCTACTGCGCTGCCTGGTGGAGTACTGTAGGCCTTCTTATTTACTTCATCTACTAGAGAACCCAACCAGGAAGCGCTGTGAATGTTCTGGTCGAAGTCTTCCCCTACAGAAGGCCGTCTTACTGTCATAGGAATAAACTCGATAGGTCTGCAGGGAGATAGTTATTATGTCTTACGCTGGCGCCTGAAACGTCTGCCCTATATATATACTCATAGCTGTTAGTTTCAGCGCGAAAATACCTGTTCCAGCCCTGAGGGTTATACAACCAGTTCTGCGTATAGTTCCACCCTTCACTGCCTGTAGTAGTAATGGTTCTATCGAAGCTAGGTGCGTCGTAGGTTAGAGTCTCTGCTGCAAAGCTAACGCCTAGTAAGGGGCTAGTATAGCTGTTACTGTTGCACTTGCCAAAGGCAGACATAGCTAGAGAGGGTATAGAAGATAGCCTGTATAGCTTACGTACTATCTTACACTTAGGAAGGAATACACCAGGCGCTTCCTCAGGCGTTAGCGGTGGTCCGTTCTTAGAACCCCACCTAAACATGCGATAGTCTAGGCGTACGAATTCCCCCATAGGCTCTATACTTTCAGCTACTATAGGAAAGCTACCTACTGAGCGCGTAGTAGGCTTACCATAGTTAACTGTTACTATAGAAGTCCTGCAGGTCTGCCCCTGACCTGATGAAGCCCAATTCTGGTCTCCCGGCTTTATAGAGCATGATAAAGCAACAGGGACAAAAGCGCTAGTTACATAAGGATACGGCCTAGCATTTAGCAGTAGATCATCTGCTAAGTAGAACCTATTTTCTGTAAGGCAGCGCAGGTCTACAGAGGCTGTTATCTCGCCGTCCTGTAGACTTAGGCTTTCCTTAGCTCCGCCTTCCTGTGCGCAGGCTACAAGTGAAAACACTGTCATACTAACCGCCTAGCTTTGTTTTTGGCTTAGTGTCTTTAACTACTTCTGTTAGAGTGTTAATGGCAGTAACTACGTCTGCCTGTTTGGTCTCTACTTTAACGTTAGTAGTGTTAGCGCCGTCGATGCCCTGGCCTAGAGTGTTGTTTCCATACTCTGCTAGGAAACTAGGTTTACTCTTAGGTGTAGGGTTATTAGTTGTGAGCCTGGAGTAGTTATCCATAGCCCTGGCAGCGTCTATAGCGTGTTGCCCTTCAGGGCTATCCTCAGGTGCAAACGCTACGCCTTCCTTGTTCTGCCTAGTTATTGCGTCTCTAGTAGTTCTAGCGCTAATGGCAGCTAACTCTGCTGCTGCCTTAGCTTCGTCTTCTGTATTAGAAGCGCCGAATACTATGTTGCGCTGCGTCTTCTTAAGGGCTGCATCTTGTATCCTATCGTGAAGCGCTGCAAGGCCGTCGCGCCCTAAGCTGCCTATGTAGTCCTGGTGTCTCTTTTCTTCTGCTTCTGCAGCTTCGTTAGCCTTCTCTTCTGCTAACTGGTTGGAGTCTCTTAGGCGTTGCTCTGCTGCTTCTTTGGCCTTCTCTTCAGCTAGCTTAGCGTCTGCCTGCTTCTTTTCGTGCTGGTCTGCCTGCAGCTTCATTCCTGCCCATGCCTGGCGTTCTCCTTCGTTCTGCTTCCTAGCTTTAGCTGCTATGGCCCTCTTAGTTTCTTCCTCTGCTTCCTTTAGACCTATCTCCTTAAGCCTAGCTTCACTTACTATGCCTTCCTCTAGAACAGCTTTCTTACGCCTGTCCTCTGCTGCTTCCTCCATTTCCTTCTTACGCTGTTCCTGGTCTAGCTTAGCCTGCGCTTCTGCTGCCTTGCGCTGATCTATTTTAGACTGCTCTATGTCTTCAGCAGATGTAGCTACATCTTCTCTAAGCCCCTTCAAAAGGTTCTCCATAGGAGAGCCGGGAAGGTTAGGACCTAGAAAGAATTCCTGTGTAGCATTGAATGCCTCTACTATACCTAACTGGTAGGCATCTATAAGGCCCTGCCAACTACCTATAGCTGTAGACCACCCTGTAGACCATATACTAACCTGGTTAGCGAAGTCTTCTGTGCTTAGGCTTCCTGCGCCTGCTGCATCTCCTGCAGCTAGTAAACCGTTTGCAAGTTCTAGGAGCGCGAGCGTAGCACCCATAGCAGGAGCTATAATAGCTCCAGCGCTATTAACTGCGCCGTCCATAGCAGGGGTAAAAGGAACTAGGCCGCCTGCTAGCATTCCTCCTATTGCTTCCTTCATCTGGTCAGACTTTACAGCTACAGTTCCTAGCTTGTCTGAGAAGGTATCGCCCTTAATGGAAGCGCCGCCGAACTCCTTAGCTAGTTCGTCTAAGATTACTCCCTGTGCTTCTGCTAGCCTACCAGATTCCTGGTAGATCTTAATTAACTCCTTCTGGCTTTCTGTGAAGCTAACACCTGAACGGCTAAGCGCACTAATACCCGCTACAGGATCGTTAAGGGCCTTACCTAACTGCAAGGCGCTAGATTGAAGGTCCCCGCCTAGCACTGCGTTCATATCTAAGGCGCTCTTAATAGCGCTGTCGAATACGTCGCCCTTAATGTTAGTAAACGTTAGGAGTACCTTCTCTGCATTTACTATCAGGTCCCCTGCTACGTTGGTAGCTTCCTCTAGGCTATCTGCTAGCCCTACTAGCTGCTCCTTAGTTCGTCCTGCTGTTTCGCCTGTAGACTTAAGTACCCTGTCTAGTAGCTTCTCTGCGTTAGCCTGTTCCTCGTAGGCAGCTATAGCGCTAGCGCCAAAGTCGTAAACTTGTCGAGTAAGGTAGGCTATAGTAATGCCTGCCAGTATGCGCTTTACGTTAGATGCAAAAGCGCCCATGTCGGACTGTGTTTTATCTAACGAAGGCTTAACAGCTCTATCGTCAGCACTTATCCGGACCTTAGCATCAGCTACAGCGCCTGCCATTGTTATTCCTCTAACCTGTTCTTATATGCCTGGTAGTCCGCCCATGTATCAAACTTCTTAGGCGCTACCTTAGCAGACTTCCTCAGTATAAGGCTTAGTGCTTCTCTCTTAGTTAGTGCCATTATCTCTGATATGGGTTGCCCAGGATATGCCTCTAAGAAAGTACTAACAATGTCTAACGTTGTAACTTCTGCGCCCTGCGTTGCTTCCTCGTTAGTTTCGTCTTTTGACTCGCAGGGCGCGATTGAAAACTTGACGAAGGTATACCGTACTCTTCTACATTGTTGTTAGCTCTAAGCAGCTTAAGGACTTCCTGCCAGTTTTCTGGTAGACATAGTAGTTCTCTTAGGCCCTCCCTAGTTAGGTTAGGGTGGCTACTGCCTATAGAACATAACGCTACTAGCGTTAGGCCGTCTACAGAGCCTAGAAGCTCTACGCCTCTCTGCCCTGTAAAAGTCATTAGCGCTATATTCTTAGCTGCTGCAGTAAGTACCTCTAGCTTCTCTGCTGTTGGCAGGCCCTGACAGGCTTCTGAAGTTATCTCCATATGGCGCTGTCTAACCCACATGTCAAGACGTTCCACTGCTGCAAGGTCTAGCGGCCTTGCGTTATAAGTCTTAAGACCTAGTCTAGGGTCCTCAGTAAGTTTAACGCAGGCGCCGCTATCGTCCCTCTTAACGTCCCATAGCTTTATGTCGAAAGTAGCTCCGAACAATTTACTGCTCCGTTAGTTTGTGTACGGCCAAACGTTGGCAACAGTTTCGCCAGGCTTTCTAATAAAGCCTACTACACCTGTTGTAGGGTGACTGGCTAACATAGCTACGTTAACCGTCTGAGTGTCCACTTGGTCTGTGCCAGGCTTACAGGTAATGTCTGTAGTGTCACCTACTAGGGCGTCTGAGAACCACCATGATTCTGTGGCGTTAACACCTAGCTTAAGGTTCTGTAGGTGCGTACCTGGTGTAGCTAGCTGAGTATGCCCGTGAGCAGGTATAGCTAAGGTCCAGTCTAACGTTCCGCGCTCGCGTGTCATGCTACCGCTAGTAGCAGCGTTAGCATACGCGCTAGCGCTGTTACTGATAGTAAGCGTAGCTGTAGTTCTAGTAGTAAGGAAAGGCACTGCCGCGCCGGAGACAAAGGCGCAGTCACTAGACTTAGCTTTCTTGACGCTAGTAGAGTCTACTATAGCTGCGCCAGAAGCTATGCCTAGTAGTCCTTTACCTCCAAACTGAACGGTATGCTTAACAATGGTATTCTTAGCGAAGTCCCACTGTACTACCACCTGAGTTACAATAGCGTCTACTGTGTAGCGCATACCTACAGTTCCTGCTACGTCTGACGTAGGGGAAGTGTAGCCAATAAACTGAAAGGTATCGCCAGGGAATACAGCAGGCGCGCCGCCGTGCGCTTCATAGCTTCCAGTACAGTCCTTAGTTCCTAGGATTCTGTCTGTACCTGCCTTAGTAGCGCTGTTAACGATCTTGTCTTCTGCGTTAGTTTCCTTAACGTTCCAGGAAGCTACGTTACCTATGCCGTTAATTGCTGCGAATCTACCCGAGTACATATAAAGACCTTTCGAAGTGTATCTCTGTTCTAATGTCTACATTAGCAGCGTGCCCTATCTTTGTTCTGTTCTCTGTGTCCATAGTATAGCCTATGGTAGAGTCCATAACTCCGATAGAGTGAAGGATAGCGCCTGTAATCAACGTTTGATCTACTGTAGTACGCTCTAAGTGTCCTATAAGCCTAAAAATGCGCCATACTAAGAACGGCAGCTTATTGTAGAACTGCATATCTCCAGTAGATAGCGTAAACCTAAATATGCACACTAAGGTGTCATGCGCTGAGTCTAATCCTTCAGGAGTAGCTGAAGGCATAGTTAGCACTACTTCAGGAAGGTCTGCGTCCTGTACTACTGCTTTAACTTTCTGCGGAGTGTCAAAGGTTACTCTGTTACCTAGTCGCACATCGTTGAACAGTCCGCACGATTCAAACGCTTCCCATATAAGCCTAGATGTAGCGCTTATAGGGTCTAGTGGCTCATCTCCAAAACTCATAGTACTGCCTCTCTATCTATTATAAATTGTTGCGCTGCCATAGCTTCGTTTGCTATAAGCTGCGTAGTATTAAAGTCGGGCTGTACTACAATAGGCCTGGCAGGTAAGTTACGTGCCTTATTGCCTTCCTGATGTATGCCTGCTATCTGTGCTATTGTTAGCCTGCCTTCGTTAGGGTCTTCATCGCTTCCAGGGTGTATGTCCACGCCTCCATACCCTACGAATAAATAGCGGCCCTCCCTAGACTCTACAGAGCCTGCCCCAGGCTTAACAGGGCTAAGCACTGTGAACAGTGTAGAAGTGTCCCTTAGAATGGCAGGAGCTACTGCAACGAATCGTTTACTAATACGCCCTAGGTAAGCCTTCTTAGCCTTAGACTTAGCTGCTCCCTTTAGTCCGCCTTTGTTGTTCCTAGATACTCTGTAGGACCCTTTAGCATACCTCTTAGAAAGTGCTAACCTGCCTTCGAATTGCCTAGTCTTCTCGCGCATAAACTTTCTAAAGCGCTTCTTATTAGCTTCCCTATCCCTAGGCCTTTCGCGCTTCAATGGTTGCCATGTACCATCGCCCCTAGAAGCCTTAACGAATCGCTGTTGTGCGAAGCTTCTATAGAAGACTGCCCAGCGCTTAAACATGGTAGCTATGCGCGGGTCTGTAGAAGTTCCCATATCTAACAAGGTCTTAAGCTTGTCTAAGGGTCCTGCGTTGACTACTACTTCAGGCTTTATGAACGTCACCATGCAAAAGACCCTTGCTAATATAATTAGCAAGGGTCTTATAAGTTTGTCTAGCCCTTGCAACAGGAGCAGGCTAGGTATCTACTAAGCAGATACGCCTTTCTTGAGCAGGGCAGGACGTACACACATAAACAGAGGATTACTCTGTGTGTGAATCTGCACGCCCATGTCATGGTCTAAGCGCTTCTGGCTAGCGTAGTATTTGATACCTACAGTGTTCACTGTCTCTGCGAAGTTAGCAGGCGCCATGTAGTGATTGTAGAGGCCTGGCATACCAGTAGGGTAGAATCGTGCTACGTTAGTACTGCCAAAGAAGTTTACAGTACCAATGTTAGCGCGGTAGCGCTTCCATGTGATGCCGCCCCAGGTGATAACGTCACCACCTGCTTCGATGTTCTCACGTCGAAAGTTGTTGTCGTCTTCCCAGGCAGAACGAAGGCCTGCGCTGTTCATCATAGCAGAAAAGAAAACGTCATCTACCAGAGCGCTAACAGCTACTATACCTGTACCGCCTACAGCGTTACCAATAGCCGTCTTAACTTCCATGCACTTCATCTGAAGTGCAGCTTCTGTACCTGCAGAGAAGTTAAACGTAAACACGTCTTCTGTAAGACCGAATTCAGTGAAGACGTTGTTAAGCGTAGTACCGTCTGCGTCTTTGATAAGCCCGCAGATAGCAGCAGCGCGATGGAATTCCCAGGTAGCTTCGTGAGCGTCTGCATGGAGCGCCAAGTGCTCATCTATCTTAGCGGGCATAGTCTCCATGTCGGTCTCCTTACCGAACATTCTAACGCCGATAACTTCGTGCGCTTGAATGGTAGAGACTACAGGGATGTGCGGAATAGGGAAGGAGCGAATAATGCGCCCTGGCTCTGATAGAGAAGAACCTAGCGTACCTCTCATGCCGTAAGGCATGATAGTAAACACGCCGTTCTTATATTCTACCTGCGCAGAATAGGTAGTGATACCCTTCTCTGCAAATAGAGCCTCTGCCCCGATAGCCTGAGGCTTAACGGGCTGCAGCAGCAGGGACTGCGTTAGATTAGCTACGTTGTAAGCCTTACCTGCTAAGGCATCCAAAACATTACCCATGATATTCATCCCTAAACAGGAAAGACTTATAAACGAAAGAAAGAACCTACAGCCTAACTAGGCTTAGGTTATGTTGACTGCGTTACAGTGTTGGTAGCCTGTACCGTTGTAAGGATAGGCGGAGACACTGCAAGTAGCGCAGTCTTGACTGTTGCCAGTGTGATAGCTGCGCCTGCTGCGTCAAGAAGTCTAATAGCACCTTCACGCATAATAGCAGGGCCGCGAACTAGGCACAGAGCCTTAACAGCACTGTCTGTAACAGTGGCCAGGTTTACAATGCTATCATCGGCCTCAAGAATAAGGGCGTTGATAGTGTTGATAGTGGCTGCAGTGGTTAGCTGTGCCTTACCTGAAACAATAGCTACCGGAAGGTTAACCATGTTGTCCTGTGTGATAGACACAGTAACAGCATGATTATTTCTAACGATGCAGACCTGGAGGCTATAAGCCTTATTCCAAAGGTCTATAAGACCGTTAAAAGGGCGGCGCCCTAAGGTCTGAGAAGCAAACGCAGGCATGTATACGCCCCTTATAAAGTCCAGAAAGAAGTGAGATACTTAGCTAGGTACTACCTAGCTTTTAGCAAGTGCTTCAGCCTTAGCCTTAGCCAGTGTTAGAGGCGTTACCTCTGTAGATTCTGTGTGTCCAGGGTCCCCAACATTAGGCAGTGTTTTACCTAGGATGTTAGTAGAAGGCAGCATAGACAGGGCCACAACTACGCCGTCAAAGACAGGGTCTTCAACGTCTGCGCCGTCTGCAGACAAAGCTACTACATCCTTCGAAGCGAAAGACTTAGATAGTTCTACCTTCATAGCAGGAGTAATCTTCTGCTCTGCTACAAGCTTGTCCAATGACAGGCCGCGCGTCTTAGTTACCATGCTACGAACAGCAGCAGGAATAACACTACCTACTGACTGCTCAATAGGCTTAGCTAACGCCTTCACTGCTGCAAACTCTGCAGAGATAGCGTTAGATATTTCTTCCTCTGTAGCAGACTCTGCTACAGTTACGCCTAGTGAAGTAGCCAGGGCTAGAAGTGCGTTCATGTTCTCAGTGTCCTCTGTTGTTATTGACAAGGCTACAAACTTGTCTAGGCCATGTACTACAGGTTTAAGGGTTAGCATTAAATGCCGTATAGGTCTAGCGTAGACCTTACCTGAACCTGGTACGTACGAAGCAGGTTGATAGATGGAAACGTCTGCTACTTTAGATAGCTCTGCTGCCTTCTCTTCTGTTGCGAATTCACAGACAAAGAATAGGGCGTAACGCCCTTTAGAATCAGTACCAGTGGTAGCGTCTATTACTAGGCCGCTAGCCTCTTCTACATTCTCAGTGTCTTTGTGCGTACCCTGAATAGGTATGGCTATACCATCCCTTATCTGTTCTTTAACAGAGTCGCGCCAGTGGTCTAACGTTTCCTTAGTTATAGGGTAGCCTCTCTTAAGCTTCCCTGTAACCTGGTCATAGTGTCCGAAGTTACCTACGTAGGCTACTTCCTTAAGGAACGTTCTGCCGTTAGACAACGAACTAACAGGCAGGTCTAAGCCTGTCTTAATTAGGTTCACAGTGTCTAAGTCGTGCAGCATAATTAGAATCCTTATTTACTCTATACCTGAAAACAATTCCCCAGGGTTAAAAATAAATCCCTTATCAGGTCCTTTGTATTCTGTAGGCGGTTTTCTAATGTCAGGAGACTCGAATAGAGGTATAACCTGGCACCTACAGTTCCACCCATTAGGAGGGTAGTTAGTTTTCCAGAAAGGGTCTTCCTTAGGCAGGGTCACGCCGTCTATTAGGGCATGTTCCTCTCTCACCCTAGCATCTCCTACAGTAGCCATAGTGTAACCCCATAGAACAGCAGCTATATCGGGGTCTGTCTCTGCAGTGTATTTACCAGCGTTAAAGGCTATCTGTGTCTGCGTTCTAGCTATGGCCTCTATAGTATGGTCTGCTACTCCTATCACTCCTGCCTTACTTAGTTCGTCTGTAAGGTCGTTAATGATAGTGTCTATGGGTACGCCTTCAGAAAACGCATCAGCTAGCCTGTTCCGTAGTCTTAGTTCTACGTACTCGCTAGCACCCTTTAGTATGTCTACAGCGCGTGTGTCGTACCTAAGCCGTATATACTCTAGGGTGGCTGCATTAGCCTCCCTATAAGTTCCACGTATGGTAGCTGTAAGGTCTAACGCTATGGTAAGGCCTTCTACATTCTTCCTAGTCCTGTTATCGCCTAACATGTGGGCGTATGCCATAGCCGTAGACAGTGCCTTTACTGCCCCAGTCTCATAGCGTACATAGTCCACTATAGACGGCAGCTTTTTATTCTTCCTTACGAAGGTCCTTATAGCTCTAGCTAATTTAGCCATAGCCTTAGACAGACCAGGCTTAGCTAGTCTTTCCGCTATTCGTAGGTCTTGAACATATCCCATAGCTAGGGCGTGTATGTTAGATGCCATATTAGCTACTCTGTCCAGGTAGGCGCTGCGTCTGTTATCAAAGACTTAAGAGGTGATAGGTCTAATGTCCCTGCCTTTACTGAGGCTATGAACTGGTCTGTACGCTTCCTATGTAGTGATAGGGCGTGCTGCGCTTCTCCTTCAGGGTCATAGGATAGGACACCCTTATTATCGTACAGTTCTACTCCTGCTCTACAGGCTACGAAGTACGATAATATAGCAGGGCATATATCTCCTGACTCTGGCAGTTTCCACCTAGACTGTGCAAGTGCTGCTCTGAAGTAAGAGTCTGATATAGTTATAGCCCATGTTATCTGTGCTGCTATGTCGTCTACGTCTTCGTTGTTTTCAATGTCTGCCCACTTAGCTACGTTAGTAGGCCCGAAGATTTTTTCTATGTCTCCACGCTCACACATAGCAGAGCCTATAGGAACAGTAACTACACTGCTGCTAAGTGTGAGTAGAGCTAGCTTCTGCTTAGCGAAGGCTATGTCTTCTAGCGTCCACATGGAGCTAGCGCCGTTAGGCCCTAGCTGCAGAGCTACAGCGTTAAAGGCTGCAGTTACCCCTGTGCCTGTTGTCATGTCGAACAGCCTACCTAAGGCTGTAGCTGCGTTAGCTGTAAGCCTAGCTAACAACGTTGCAACGTTGTTAGCTACTGTTGCTAAGGCAGTGCCTGTAGCGTAGTCCCCTGCAGGCTCTGAAGGTGTAGCGAATGTTACTACTACTTCGCCGTCTACTCCTGTAGCTCTGCCGTACCCATAAGAGTCTACGCGCCCCTGTGAATCTAGTATTTGTACTAGGTACATAGATACAGGAAGCGCAGCCCCTATTACGTATGTAACTACGAACTGCCCTTTACACAGTGCATCTTCTCTAACATGGTTATTAGATGCAAGCGCTGTATACAGTGGCGCGGAATCTAAGGCTGCATTGAAGGCCCTTAACTCTGCAGAGTGCGGGGTTCTTCCCTGTATACCTAAGACCTTGAAATAGTGTGTAGTCATGGGGTTATAATCTCAGACTTTCTTTGTTCGGTTAACAGGCCCTTAGCCACTAACAGAGATAGGCAGTTAGCTAGCTCTGTGCTTTGTAGGTCTATAGTCTCCCTGGCCTGTAGCCTAAGCCTTAGGACAGTTACAGAATCGTCTAACGATTCGTCTATTCCTACCATTTCAGGCACAGTGAATCTAAGCAGAAACTGCTCCGCGCTTATAACCGGATTAGGTGCAGGGTCTGGTATAGTTTCTACACTTACTAACACACCATCTAACCACGTTTCTCTAGTGCCCATTGTTACAGCCTTAGCCATAGTTTAGGAGGAAGGTTAGTAGAGCCTGTCTGCTCTGTTAGCGGGTAGCTAGGACTAGCGTAGGAAGCGTAGGCTATGTCTTTAGTGTAGTGTGTAGCTTCACCTGTAGCACCTGAAGAACTTCCTAACATAGCTACGCTAGTAGTCTTACCTGCTATGTCTTCGCCTGTTACTGTGATAGCTGAAGAACATTGTATAGCTAGCCAGTAGATACCAGGTTGTAACGTTATGTTTATAGTGCCTTCCTTCTCACCTGTAGTAGTGGTACTTATGTTACCGCTATTAGCTATAGGTGTGCCGTTAGGGACACCAGGGTTAGCAGGGTTAGA